ATTTAATCATTTAATCATTTAATCATTTAATCATTTAATCATTTAATCATTTAATCATTTAATCATTTAATCATTTAATCATTTAATCATTTAATCATTTAATCATTTAATCATTTAATCATTTAATTCAAGTAATAAATCTTCAGCATTATAATTATTTTGAAACAATATATAATTATCTTCTTCATTTTTCTCAACATAACACGATTTATATTTTAAATTCATTAATTCTTTACCAATAGGTAATAATTTTGTTTTATGTATTTCAATTGCATTTATTAAATATACAATTTCCCCAGATGATTTATATAATTGAAGAGCATCACTATATTGTTTTTTATTAATTTCAAAATCATTAGTTTTTTCAAAAATCATTAATTTTAAATCTTCGTTGTTTGTTATTGAATTATATAAATTTACTAAATTAGTATAACTCTCTTGGCTATTATTTAATTGCACTTTTAATGTTTCAAATAATTCAACTGCTTTTTCTTCCTCTATATAATTAAATAAATAATCCAGTTTAGTAGATATAATATTTTTTTTATAATTTACTACGTCTTTTGAAGACATTAATAATTGATTGTTTATGTGTGAAAACTTTTTTCGCTTTATAGCCAAATCCAAGTTACATGGTTTGGTGCTATTTCCACATGTAGCACGCAACAAATCAGGCGTTTCAGTAAAGATTGTACCTCCATATGCTCCACAATTAACACATTTTGCTCTATATTTAGATAATATTTGTTTCTTTTCATTATAGTCTATAAGCTTATTTCCAATTAATTCGGTAATCTTCTTTTTTTTAAAATCCTGATATTTAGTTTTTAATTTATAATATTCTCCCAATTCATTATAATATGATTTTAATAACTCATCGGCCATAGTATTATATTATAAGCTTATACTTTAGAAACAAATATTAATTTTAATTAATTAGTGAAATAAATAAAGTATTATTAAACTATTATTAAAATAACTACTAAAATAACTATTAAAATAACTACTAAAATAACTATTAAGAAAAATAGACTGATTTATGTAATAAATTAGCTTCAGGATGATCATTATAATTTGGTAAATTTGTTATCATATTATTTCTAATTTTTTGCTGATTGTCAATATTTTGACGATTATAATACACCAATTTAGACATTATATATTCTTTGTCTTTCATTGTTTTTTCATAATAAGATTTATAGTTTCTTGTTCCCTTATATCGAGTATACAATAATATAGTTAAAATAAAGCAAAACATCAAAAACATAATTAAATTGTAAAAAGTGTTATAATTATTTTGCTTATACTTATTACATCCCTTTAATACTTCTTTAAAAAATAATTTTACACTAACATCTACTAATTTTGGATTGTCTATACTATTTATAGAACCAGTATTAGTCTTTGTTGAATTATATTGTAAATTAGTATAATCAAGTATGTTAAAATTCATTATACTAATATAATAATGACTTTTTATAATTTAATATTAAACATTTTATTAAGTTTTTATTAAGTTTTTATTAAGTTTTTATTAAGGTTTTATTAAGTTTTTATTAAGGTTTTATTAATATTATATTATATTAATACATTTATATAATATAATATATTAATATGGCTAATATTGATGTACCAGCACCAGGCAGTAGTTTACTTTTTTTTATTTGTATAACTTTAGGGTTCACCATTTTCACATTATTTAGCATACAAAATGCTAAATCTATTGAATCTATTGAAAAAGCGAAAGATAGTAATCTGCTAAATCTTATATATATAAGTATATTAGTAATAGGTTCATATTTTATAAATACAACAGTATCCAAAGCGCTTTGCAATAGTCAGTCTGTTCAGTGGTCTAATATTTTAATAGCAACAATGGCACCTTGGCTTGTTATTTTTTTTAGTTTATATGTACTTTTAAAAATATTTCCAGGTTGGATAGCACCATTTTCTAATACTATTGGATATCTTATAATTAGCATGTTGGGAGTTGAAAAAACATTGAAAGATATACTTAATGACAAGGTAGGTGATGATCCAACACTAGTTACAGCAATTGCAAACATTAATCATAATAAGTCAAATTTTATTAATCAAATAGATGTTGAACAAACAAAATTCAAAAGTTTTATAGATGAATTGGTAGCTTCAGATATTATAGATTTAGCAAAAGGAGACAAATTAAAGGAAAAAGAAGAAGCAGAAAAAATAAGACCAGGAGCAGTAAGAAGAACAGAAGCAACACCAGGAACAGAAGCAACACCAGGAACAGGAACAGGAACAGAAACAGAAACAAGAACAGGAACAGTAACAACAGGAACAGAAGCAAGAACAGAAGCAAGAACAGAAGCAAGAACAGAAGCAAGAACAGAAGCAAGAACAGAAGCAAGAACAGAAGCAAGAACAGAAGCAAGAACAGAAGCAAGAACAGAAGCAAGAACAGAAGCAAGAACAGAACCAACAGAACCAACAGACCCACCACCACCACGTGGTGGTTCAATTAAAGCACAAATACGAAGAGCAGCTCACAATAGTTTAAATAAACTACAAAGAGGAGGTGGGCCATCAATTGATCTGGGTGTTCCTCCAACCAAACCAGATGTTGCTCTTAATGAATCTATTATAAAATTATATAGACTTTTAGTTATTAAAAACGCAATTGGACAAATAACATGGTATACTCTAGCCGGAACATTGGTTAGTTCAGTCAGTTATAATTATATAATTAATATGTCTTGTAATAAATCGTTGGATGAAATTGCAAAAGATTTAAAAAATGCTGAACTTACTGCTAGAGATGCGGCGACTGAATAATAGTAATGCAAATTATTTTTCATTTTAATATTTATATTTATTAACATTTATATAACATAATATGCAAAAATAGGAAACAATTGCTAAAAGAATTACCATTAACCAAAACGGTAATATTGTCTTATTTTTATAACCAATTCCAAACTCGCGTGGTTTTCCATTTTTATCAAACATCAGTGTTGGTTTTAATGTTAATATTATTGCAAATAATATTAGAAATAATACCAATGATACTAACATTATATTATTTACAACAAATAATCTTAACATATTTAATATTATATAATATTTATAATATTAAATAATAACTCTTATATTTTTATAATTTTGCTAAAAATTTATAATAGTGTTTTGACCCTAAATAAATTATGTCTTAACACACACTATAGTTTTTCTAGTATGCTCTTTAAATCATTTTTATAATATATTAAGTGGCCTCTAAATTATGTAAATTTGACTGTGTAGTTGGAGTTCTTGAACCAGTAATAATTTGAGTTAATATTTCCGCATGTCGTCTTTCAAATTCAAGTCTTTCTCTTATATGCCTATTTCTCTCTGCTAAATAAGTAGATTCCAATAATCGTTCACGTTCAGCTATTTGTGTTAATCTTGCACGATTAAAAAAATTGGCGCGGTTTGCTCTTTCTTGAGATGCAATTGCCCTAAGTCGTTGATTTCGCCATCTAGTCCGAGCATCATTTACCGCTCCATTTAATCTTCTCCATTGAATATGTAAACTAGCTATATTTGCGTGACGCAATGATGGTCTGGTTCTATTAGATGATCGATAAATAAATTGTCTAGATCCAATATTATTTCGATTTATAGTTTGATTACTAGTTTGATTTGTAACCGGTATTGGAGCTCTACATAATGGACAATGCGCATTATAATCATTATCTATAACTGGTTTAATACATTTTGCATGAAATTTATGACCACAAGGCAAAGTGCTTATTAGTCGCGGAAACAACATTTTAGCTAAACATATAGAACAAATATCGGCGTCTTTTGATTTGGCTAATGTAGTTTTAAACGATTCTTGTATTTTTTGCGCACTACTTTCTTTATGTAAGTTGTCTATTGTTTGTCTTTGCTTAATAGTTTTTCTTATATTACTTGCAAATTGTGTAGCAATAAGGTTTCGTTTTCGTGTAAACGAATTACTTTTACTTTTACTTTTTTTTCTTGTGCTTCCAAATAATGAAGACAAAATAGGCATTACTAAATTTATAATATATTATAAATATAATTTATATATTATGATTTTTAATAAAACAAGAACACCAGGTATTAGTAAGCAAAAAGTTTTTGAAACCGATTTGTCGCAACTATTCAATCTTTTAAATGTTAAGAAATTCTTCTTTATGTTAATTTTAATAAATATATTAATTCAAATTGCGATTACTTATTATGTACATATAAAATTTAATAATATTGAAATTACGAAGGACGCTGAACAAAGGCGACTAATTATTGTTGGTGCTCATATATTGAGTTTTGTTTTAATTGGTGTTTTAGGAGTATTTTCTATGCCTATTTGGTTAAAATTTATAATATTTTCACTTTTTTCAGTAACAATGGGAATAATTTTAGAAGATTTAAAAACAATACTTAGTGAAACTACTATAAAAACAATATTTATAGGAACTACAAGTATTTTTGTTTCGCTATTTACATTCGGAATAGCACTAATAGCTATCACAATTCAATTACCTTACAAAATTAGTCTGGGTCTATTTTTTGCCTTATTATTTTTATTAATTACTAGCATTGTCCAATATTTTATATATACTTATTCTTTTTTTGAAAAAGTATTAATTATAATTACATTGCTCTTATTTGCTGTTTATATTGTATATACTAGTAATAACATATTACTACGTAATTATAATGAAGATTTTATAACAGCGTCGTTTGATTATTGTTTAGATATATTTGATATTTTTATTATATTATTGGCAAAAACTAGAAAATAATTTTATATAATAAAATGGGTGTTATACTATTTGACGAATATTGCTTACATTGTAAATAGACATATAAGTAAGATATTTCTCATATGCTGTTATATAAAGACTTAACGCGTCATTATACATGTCGTGTGCTTCATTTCTTGCGCGAGTAGCTTTTGTTAATATTCGTCTTAAAACTACTTCAAGAGCAGGATTATTTGCAATGTCCTCATTAAGTTTAATTACATAAGCAGACGAGTCATCCCACATAGCTTTTGTTCTATTCATATTCTCTTCGTAGTCGTCCGATAGAAGTTTAAGAAGTGTAAGAAATTTAGTAAGTAATTCTGGTTTAAGTTTACTTGGGTCTAAACTTGTTAATTGAATATGTTTTCTACACGACGGACATCTTAAGTCAGTCTCACGAGTATTATTTACATATTTATATAAACATCTACTATGCAAAGTATGGCCGCATTGTAATCTTGTTATTGGTTCTTGTAAGTCAATTTTTGAGAAACATATTGGACATTCATCTGATTTTTTAATAATAGTTATAGCTGAGTTTAATTTTGTTTTTAGTTTTTGTGTTAGAGCTCTTGATTTTGCATTACGCTCTAATACTTTTGATTTATAAGTATTAAGCTTATTGACAAATCGTCTAGCAATAAGGTTACGTTTTCGTGTAAAAGAATTACTTTTACTTTTACTTTTACTTTTACTTTTACTTTTACTCTTACTTTTACTTTTACTTTTACTTTTACTTTTATTTTTACTTGTTAGTCTATTACTTATTGTATTAGTAAATCGTAGCATATATTGGTTTTATTATATAATAAAACTAATATATATTTTTGTAGTGTAATAATTTTCTAAATAGATTCAACTATTTTTATATAATTTTAGGGTGTTGGTATAAAATTCCAACCTAGATCTAAACAAATTTTTTTCCATATTTGATCTTGCTCAATTCGTTTTTCTCTGTCTTTTAACATTGGAAAATATGGCAAAAAATGAGTCTCATTTAATAATTCACATAATTTGTAAAGTGTATAATAATAGTTTAAAAAATTAACGCGTTCTTTTGGACAATATTTTGAATATGGTTTTTGTAATTCAATGAACAAATTACATAAAGTTTCTTCTAATTCAGAGCTCATAATTGGTGGTTTAATGCCTAATTTATCTTTAATAAATGGTATATGCTCATAATATTTATTATAACCCAAATTCTTTAAAATTTCTTTAGTTTTACTATTTGTTAGCTCATTAATACTAATGCGTTCTTTTTTTATTTTGTGTTTAATATTTTCAAAAACTTCATCTGGTATATTTGTGCTTTCTTTTGCTTGAAATTGTGCCAATATTTCTTTCAAATGATTTATTCTTTTATATGCATAAAAAGAAACTTCTTTAGGTGGTTCTTTATATGATGGTTTATCTATTTCAATTAAATTTTTAATAATGTTGGAACAATTATTACATACAGATATTCCATCAGATTCTACATAAACCATTTCTCCTTTTTTGCAAACACTACAAATATCGGAAGGGTAAATAAAGTTGTCGTAATTCAAATATAAATAGTCAATATTATTAAAGTATTTGTCAATAGAACTTTTTGTACTATTATTGTTGTTATCATTGTTATTATTTTCATTAATAGATGTTGAAAAAAATTTGTGTATCATATCATTCTTGCCTGAATTAGTAGTAGCTAAATCACAATTAGTAATATTTTTTTTATTTTCAAAATAGTCAAAAATAAATTTGGAATTATTTAAATAATACTCATTTTTTTTCTTCTCAAGCGAGTGGATGACATTCTTATATTTTTTTATATTTTCAATAATTACTTGATTTTTTGTATTATTAGACGAATTTTGTAATAATAATTCTAATTTTTCTATTAGTTTTAAATATTTAGGAATAATAACTTCCTCATTTTGTTTAAATAAACAACTTATTTCATTATGTTTACTATCCAAAGTGGTTTTAATAATGCTTGCTTTTTTCATAGCTAGTTATATAATTATAGTATATATAATATTATAATGTTTATTATAATATTATATAACAACATTTATAATAAAACAAAATAAAACAAAATAAAACAAAATAAAACAAAATAAAACAAAATAAAACAAAACAAAATAAAATAAAACAAAATAATTAATTAATTAATTAATTAATTTAATTATAAAAATTTATTTTCTTTAGGAATATTATAAAAAAATGGCTGGTGGTTTAATGCAATTAGTCGCCTATGGCGCTCAAGATGTTTATTTAACAGGAAATCCCCAAATTACTTTTTGGAAAGTTACATACAGACGTCACACCAACTTCGCGATGGAGTCTATTGAACAAACATTTAACGGACAAGCAGATTTTGGTCGCCGTGTTACTTGCACTATCTCAAGAAACGGTGATTTAGCTTATCATACATATTTGCAATTAACTCTACCTGAAATTGGTCAGTCTTTAGTTACTGACGGAACCGGTGTATATGCTAGATGGTTAGATTTCCCCGGTGAACAGCTAATTTCGCAAGTTGAAGTTGAAATTGGTGGTCAGCGCATTGATCGTCAATATGGTGATTGGATGCATATTTGGAATCAGCTTACTTTGTCCAAAGAACAAGAACGCGGTTATTACAAGATGATCGGTAATACAACTCAATTAACATATGTATGCGATCCAACTTTCGCCGATGTAGATGGTCCTTGCTCGGCCAATGGTGTGCGCCAAGTTTGCGCTCCCCGCAAAGCGCTACCAGAAACCACTTTATACATTCCTCTACAATTCTGGTATTGCCGTAATCCCGGTTTAGCTCTACCTTTAATTGCTCTACAGTATCATGAAGTAAAAATCAATTTAGATATTCGCAATATTGAAGAATGCTTATGGGCTGTTAGCAGTTTAGATGGTGCCGGAACAAAAATTACCAATGCTTACAAACAATCGCTAGCTGCTGCTTCGCTTTTTGTTGATTACATTTTCTTAGATACTGATGAACGCAGACGTATGGCGCAAAATCCACATGAATATTTAATTGAACAACTTCAGTTCACTGGTGATGAGTCGGTTGGTTCGTCGTCAAATAAAATTAAATTGAATTTAAATCATCCATGCAAAGAACTAATTTGGGTTGTTCAGCCAGATGCGAATGTTGATTATTGCGCATCACTAAATCCCAATACTGCTTTAAATACTCTATTAGGTGCGCAGCCATTTAATTATACAGATGCTTTAGATGCTTTACCAAACGCGGTTCATGCGTTTGGTGCCAAAGCTACTATTGGTGTAGCTGGTACAAACAACGAATTTATTAATACTTCAGGTGCATTTGAAGACATGTGGGCGAATCAAATACTCAAAACTAATGTTAATGCTGCTACATCGGGATCTGTAAGTGGTGGTATGACTGTTGCTAGCACTGGTAGCGCTGGTGGTCCCACCGGAACTTCAAATGTTGAAGATTCGGGTGTATCTGATGCCGGAACATTTGTTTTGGCTGAAACTGCTTTAGATATGCATTGCTGGGGTGAAAATCCAGTTGTAGTTGCTAAATTACAGCTAAACGGTCAAGATCGCTTTTCTGAGCGTGAAGGCACTTATTTTGACCTCGTACAGCCATTCCAGCACCACACTCGTGCCCCAGACACAGGTATTAATGTTTACTCATTTGCGTTAAGACCAGAAGAACACCAACCATCTGGTACATGCAATTTCTCGCGCATAGATAATGCTACATTACAGTTAGTCTTGTCAAATGCCACCGTTCAAGGTGTGGCTACTGCTAAAGTTCGTGTATATGCGGTTAACTACAACGTTCTTCGTATTATGTCGGGTATGGGTGGTTTAGCATATTCTAATTAAAATAGCTATTTTGTATTTTAATTTTTAATTTTTAATTTTTAATAATATTATTGCCAATTTAATAATATTATTGCTAATTTAATAATATTATTGCCAATTTAATAATATTATTGCCAATTTAATAATATTATTGCCAATTTAATAATATTATTGCCAATTTAATAATATTATTGCTAATTTAATAATATTATTGCTAATTTAATAATATTATTAAGCTATATTAGTAGTAGTAATAATAATGCAAATAATTAGTGTAAAAAATAGTTTTTATTTTACATATGTGTTTTTGATTACTACAGGAACAATTACATTTATAGAAGCATTAAGAAATCCGAATCCACAAATTCGTCATATTATGAATTTAGAAACATGTATTTCAATTGTTGCTGGTTACTTTTATTCATTATTTATAGAGGAAATAAATAAGTCCGAAGAAAGCATACTTACACAAGATACAGAAGAAGTATCAATAAAAACAGCAAATAATGAGTTAGATTTACCAATAGAAAAAATTAATAATATGCGCTATTCTGATTGGATAATTAGCACACCACTTATGTTATTAGTATTATCTCTCGTCTTGAGCTATGAAAATAAAAAAGATGTTCATTTTCTCTCGTTTGCACTAATATTAGTTTTCAATTTCTTAATGTTGGGTTTTGGATATTTTGGCGAAGTAGATTTATTAAACAGAACATTTGCTAATTTTATAGGTTTTATATTTTTCTTTTTAACATACGGAACTATTTGGAAACTATTTATGACTGGATCTAGAGTAACAAAACAATCCAAAATAATATTCTTTTTATATTTGGGACTATGGTCATTATATGGAGTATTTTATCAAACAAATGAAAAAACAAAAATGATTGGATACAATATATTAGATTTATTAGCCAAAGCATTTGTTGGACTATTCTTTTGGTTATATTTAACAAAAACAGTAATCTTTTAATACTTCAAAAATATTATAAGCTTTATGCTTTACCACAATTTATTATAATAAATTTCTCTTAGCACTTCTACTAATTCATTTGCTAGTTTGTTTTCATCAATATCAAAGAAGCAGTGTATTTTATCAAGAATTAATGAGGCTTTGTCGTGTGGCCACAGTTCCCTATCTCCCGGCTCACGCAACAGTGTATTATATACATAAGTTATTACAGGAATGTCTTCACATGTTATGCTAACTTGTTTTATATGTTCAATATAATCTTGAACAAATACTAAGTCTATAGCAAATGTTACATCACTAAATATGTGAGGTTCTAATTCCGTTTTATATTTCAAATATTCAATTATTAAACTTTCATTAGCATAAGCATGACAAATAGTTCGCGCACATATGTTTTTAAATTGATTTTCTATAAATGCGCCTGTTAATAGTTCAATCTTAAGATGGGGTTCATAATTAGTTTTTTCAATAAGCATTTGTTGCTTGAGCATTTTATAGTATATATTATATCAAAATAAATCAAAATAAATCAAAATAAATCAAAATTAATATTAAATCAATTTTATTTAATGTAAATTATGTTTTTTGAAAAACACTATTAGCTATACTATATAAAACATATATAAAACATATATAAAACATATATAAAACATATATGAAAAAAAATTGATTTAAAAATAATTTATTAAATTATATTAAAACACTACTATTATGGCATCATTCATTCAAGAAGTCGTCGCTATTATTGACCGGTCTGGTTCTATGTCGGGCAAAGAAGCAGACACTGTTGGTGGTATTAATTCAACATTGTCTATTATTAGACAAGATTTAAAGCCAGACGAACGTGTAAATGTGTCAATTAAGTTATTTGACCACGAAGAACATATGTTAATTAGGTCACTAAATATTGAAGATGTGCGACCTCTTGAGCTAAGACAATTTGTTCCTCGCGGACAAACAGCACTATACGATGCTATTGGTTCAAGTCTCACTTATTTTATGGAAAAGAAGCTTCATGATCCAACAAGTTACACTAAGTGTTTGATTTATGTTGCTACTGATGGTTGCGAAAATTGCAGCAAAAAATTTAATGCTGAATCTTTAAAAAAACTTATTACTAGTGCACAAGAATCATATAATATTGAAATTATGTATTTAGGTGCAAATCAAGATGCAATTTTAGAAGCATCTAAAATTGGAATTGATGAAGGTCAAGCTATTAACTATAGCGAAACAAAGGATGAATGTCAAGCAGTATATAGGTCTCTTGGTAATGTTGTAAATAGGCAAAAAAGCAGTACACGAGCAACCTTTACACCTGTAGAACGTAGCCAATCATATACTCCAAATACACAACCACCAAGTAGTTGTGCAACTGAACCACCACGCCTACGGCGCCAATAAAGTGTAACATCAAATTGTGTTGAAACAATGAAATTATAAAACAATAAAAAATCAAAAACTAAAAAACCAAAAACAAAAAAACACTTTTTTTATAAAATAAAGTATTTTATAAAAAAAATTAATGCGTACATTGGGTGGGGTTCGAACCCACGAGGCCGAAGCCATGCGAACTTGAGTCGCACCCCTTAGACCACTCGGGCACCAATGCAGAAAAATGAATAGAAGTTATTCTATTACTATAATTAGTGGTTTGTCTTTATATTATTTTATTTATATTATTAGCACAATAAAGAATTGCATTAACTGTTCTTTAAATTTCTTTTTTTCTACATTATATAAAATGCCAACAAGACAAGGACCGTCGGAAAGTGCTAACAACTTTACATTAGGAACAAAGAAACGCGGTAATGATGGCAATATGTGGGTAATAATACAAACAAAAAATAGTAAGCGGTGGTCTAAACTAAATGAAAACAAATTACAAAAAACAAAGAAAATAAAGACAAATAATCAAGGAAACACTCAAAAAAAAACAAAAAAATATAGTATTCATAAAAGCAAAAAATATGACATTTCAGTAGATAAATTAAGACAACTACTAAAAAAACATAATGTAACAACAAGTGGTTCAAAAGAAAAGATGGCTCAAGGTTTATTTAGAGTGAGTGGTTCAACAATCGAAACTAATGATTTAGAATTAATTTATAATTTATTAGATAAAGGTCAAAAAATTAAAGCAACAAAACTCATACAAGATAGAATTAATAAGCCAATTACTAATTATAAAGGAATGTATGAACCACTAACTAAACCAATAAGTTCAATGACACGAGAAGAGTTAATAAAAAATTTACAAAAATTTAGAGACAGTTGGGAAAAAATTACTACGCGAGATCAAGATTTATCAGATGAACGTTTAAATAGCGAACCAACACAGAGACTACGTAATCAAATTAAATTTTATTATAGTGATGATGCAAAACTTTTAGCCGAAAATTGGTTACGTAATTATGTATAATATTTTATTAATACTATAAAAAAAATTGATAACTATTGAAAAATATTAATCATTAATTATAAAACTTATAATCGTCTTAATGCCACCCCTTATTATCTCTCTTGATGGAAATATTGGATCAGGAAAATCAAGCATTATGCGTTATTTGGAAAGAAACCTTGCTAACTATTGTGCTTCAAAAGGCAATACATGTAAAATCTGCTTTTTACAAGAACCGGTTTCCAGTTGGGAATCAATCGGAGATGCAAATGGAAAAAGTATTATTACGCACTTTTATGAAAATAATGAGCGCTATAGTTTTGCGTTTCAAGTAATGGCATATACTAGCCGACTATCTTTATTAAAGGAAGCATTAAAAGAAAATTATGATGTTATTATTAGTGAACGCTCCGTTTATACAGACAAATTTGTATTTGCAAAAAGTCTATATGATGCTAAAAAAATGAGTCTTATTGAATATATAATTTATTTAAATTTGTTTAAAGAGTTTCAAACTATTTTTCAAGATTTAAAAATAGTTTATATTAGAACGTGTCCTGAGATTTGTGATTTGCGTGTGCAACAGCGGGGTCGCTTGGGAGAAACTATACCTATTGAATATTTAAAAGATTGTCATCATTATCACGATATATGGTTAAATAACCCAACTGCTATTGAACAAGGGTTAGTGCTAGTGATTAATGGAAACGAAGAAACAAATACAAGCCAGTTTATAGACAATAATTTTTATGACGAAGTAACAAGAAAAGTGTATGATTTTATTACATTATAAAGGTAATAATGGTTTGAATGTTATTTTGTATACTTTTTTTTATTATATTTTAATTTATAATATTATACTATAGTATAATAATGCCATCACCATTAAGTTTAGCAAATTTTTCTAGAAAATTTGCTTCATTGTTTACACAAAAACGCTCTAAAAGTAATAGTAGTAAAAAAAATAAAAGTGCTACTAAGATTCAGAGAACTTATAGAGCACATGCTACGCGGCAAAAATTAGAAGCAAAAAAACTCGAAACACAAGCTGAGCATCTTTTTTGTAAAAGTAGAGCTGCTAGAGCAAAGGCCGCAAAAAGACTCGACGACATGGCTCGCGATGTTGATGAAGAAAGAATAGATATTATGGTCTATCATTTATGGCGCGACCTAAGCAACAAGGAACATGCAAAGTGGATTGCCAAGGCAAAAAAAAAGTTGACACAACGAAACAAAAACGCAACAATTAAACCTGTATCTGAATAGTTAATGGGTCATTATATTATAAAGGTAATAATTGTTTGAATGTTATTTTGTATACTTTTTTTATTATATTTTAATTTATAATAATTTACTATATTATAAATGCCATCTCAATTAAGTTTAGCAAATTTTTCTAGAAAATTAGCTTCATTGTTTAGACAAAAACGCTCTAAAAGTAATAGTAGTAAAAAAAATAGTAGTAAAAAAAATAAAAGTGCTACTAAAATTCAGTCAACATTTAGAGGACATAGTACACGACGAAAATTAACAGCTTTAAAAACTTCCAAACAACAAGCATTAGACAATAAAAAAATAGAAACCGAAGCCGAGCGTCTTTTTAATAATGCTAATAAATCAAAAGCAAAAAAAGCTATTATAGATATGGGTCGCGACGTAGACCAAGAAAGAATAGAAATAATGCTTTGGCACTTGTGGGCTGAGTTAACCACTAAACAACGCGAAACATGGATGGCTAAAGCTAGAAAAAAGTTGACAAAGAGTTAAACTTTAGTTTAAAGTTTTTAGTTTATAGATTTTAGTTTTTTATTAAAATAGTATTTAGTATAATTTTATAATATTATGCTATATTATAAATGCCATCACCTCCAAATTTTTCTGGAAGACTATCTACATTTAATGCCACAAAAACACTAATGGACTCATTTAACGCATCACCGCTATCGTTAAATAGTAAACGTAAAAAAAATAGACTTGCTACTAAAATACAAGCATTATTTAGAGGACACAATACAAGACGTAAAATCAAAGCATCAAAGAAGAAAAAGCAATCTCGCATGCGACGAGCATTATCAAAAATAGATGCCCCGATGTTAGATCTTGGAAGACTATTGTCATCTAGTGGTCGCACAACACGTAGTAATCGTAAATAGTCTATATAATAATAATTCAATTTTTTTTCACACAATATTGTGTTATAGTTTAAAAAAATTGAGTTAAAACTAATATTTATATTAATAAGTCTGCCACTGCATATACAATACAATACAAACAATCGCTATTATGTCGCCTGGTTCTCTATTTTATGCGTCAAAAGCAGAGAACAAGCATTGTCCAAATAGCTACCAACTGTATTGTGCACAAATGCGGACCCAAGGTGTTAAGGGTGTTTGCCAAAAAGGTTGGCGTGCAATGGATAAAACAGAACGTGAAATGTGGAATACCAAAGCATCAGTCGCAAAGGATGCAATAAAACGTGGTGACCCAATTCCGTTGTATGTTTTGCCGGGTAAACCGACTAATATGACAGAAGCGCGGCGCGTGGCAATCGAAGGGGAGGTTTGGCGTACAATGTCAATGTGGTTCAAGAAAGAACATGCTATGCCTAATATTCTCAATAAAATGCCGCAGTCGCGATGTATTATTGGCAAAATTGGCAAACAAACACACAAGCGCAGTGTTGTTAGTGTGTGAAGCATGAAAACATTAACATTCGGGACGAGGAAGGGAGGGGGTCATTATGTTTTTTTTTCTAATGCTATATACAAATTATGTATAACAATACTATAATCTATAATTCATATAAAAAACACAAATATACATTTATTATGTTACATCCTATGTGTAATAATGCTACATATTTTAAAGATTATATAGACTATTTTAAAAAAACTAATGAAGATTTAACAAACACTATTAAATTCATTATGCCACAATCTGATATAATGGACATAGATTATCCAAATAATAAACAATATAATGTAAACTCATGGTACAATTATTATACTTGTTACAATAATTTGGAAAAATTGGATAAAATAAATATTACAGAGTTCAATTTACAAACAAAAAAAATAGTAACCATTATAAATAAAGAAGCAACTATTTTAAAAAGTTATAGCTCTATATTTTTAATAGGAGTTTCACAAGGAGGTACATTATTATTTAATATATTAAAGTTTTTACCAGAATCGTTGGGAGGATTATTTTGTATCAAATCACTTTATATGTATAAATACATAAATTTAAAAACAAACACTAATACACCATTATTTTTTTTTAGTGGCAATGAAGATTATATTTATAATTTAGAATTTCAAAAAAAGTGTGCTAAATTATTAGAAGAAAATTATAATATTAATTGGACTATTATTGATGGATTAGATCATCATACTAAAATACAAGATGAATACGATTTTATATTTAGAAATTTTAACCAATTAATATACTAATATACTAATATACTAATATACTAATATAAAATGAAGTTTTAAAATAACAAAAATAACAAAAATAACAAAAATAACAAAAATAATAATAACAAAATTAGTTATTATTATTATATTGTTAAAATATAATAAGTATGTCATGCAAAAAGTTAATGTGTAAGCATAAATTAAATAATAAATCATTAACTATGAAATGGTTAAAGAAAAATCACCCAGATAAAGGTGGAAAACCGAGTAATGAATTGACCAGTATTTTAGAGTGTTATAAAGCTAATAGTTTTTGTGAAGGCAATAATAAAACAAATCAAGCAAATCAAGCAAATAAAGAAAATGATCATTCATCGCTAAGAGTAACCAAAAAAAACCGAGCAAAGATTTTTAGGTGTATGCGTAAAACCGCCAATTTTAGTAAAATAGCAAATCATCATAAATTTGACAAATCTGTATTTGATCCGCTTCAATTTAATAAAGATATAATTGATGCTTCGCCAAAAATGCTTCAATTACTAAATACAATTTTAGAGTTAGATAGTCAAGATAAAAAAAATCATGGAAAACTATTTAAGCATTTTATATTTTCTGATGTTAAAGATGGGGGTGCTGGAGCAAAAATTATTGCATCTGGATTAGCTGCAAACGGCTACACTAATATAATTAATTCTAAGAAAATTCCATCACAATTAGCTCATAAATTATATTTAAATATAGAAAATTCAAATTATAATAATTTTGCACTATTATCTTCCAATACAATTTACGGAACTACTTTTAACGAAAAAATAAAAAAAGAGTTACTAAAAATATATAATGAACGTCCAAATAATATACATGGAAAAAATATAAGGTTAATAATATTAGATAGCGGATTTAAAGAAGGCATAGATTTATTTGATGTAAAATATGTCCATATTTTTGAACCATCATTGACAATTGCAGATTTAAAGCAAACAATAGGTCGCGCAACAAGAACATGTGGTCAAAAAGGTTTGGAGTTTCAAGATAATATTGGTTGGCCTCTGTATGTATATAATTATTATTTAACTGTTCCTGAACTAATGACTAATACATTATATACCAGCAAATTTATGATGGAAAATTATATTAAAAATGCTAATGAAAAAGATGAAGAAGTTTTACTGTTCAAAAATGTGGAAAAGTATAATGATGCGACTATGAATTATAGCGAATTTGATAAGGCAATGATTAAATTATCAGAACAATTATATAGTTTGGCTCCAATATTTGCCGTAGATTATGAATTAACAAAAAATTTACATGATTTTCCGGATTTAACCAGAGAATTTATGGAAACCAATTTATTTTTAATGGGTGGAGAAAAATCTAGGAACCAAAATACACAGTCCAAGTTTTTCAAAATAGACAATATAAAATGTTTAGGTAAATGCGGGAAAAAACCAACATATGATATTCCTGTAAGTTTTAGTTTTATGAAATATGTATATACTAAATATAAACATCCAGAAAACTTATTAAAATCTAATATAGTAAATAGACGCGCATTTTTCTGTAATTATCTTAAAGATAGTACCAATAATTTTTGCAATCAATTAAATATTGAATGGTCTTTAAGATATGCCAAAATCCCTACAATAATAGAAGGTGCTAAAAATAAGAAAAATATTATAGCACAATTAGATAGTTTAGAACTTACTTTTGATGAAGATCTTTATGGCGATTCCGAAGAAGTTAGTAAAACAAATTATCCAATTCTTTTATATGAAGGAGAGAAAAACAATGCTATTGTTAGCGTTAGTCCAAGCCCAAGTATAAGTCTAAGTCCAAGCCTAGCTTTAATGCCAACGTCTAATTCAAGTCTAACTCCACGTTTAAGGTCATTATCTAGTATAAACTCAACAAGCTCGCAAACAAATCCTTTAAAGAAATTTGATTTTATTAGAATGAGAGATTATATCAAAAATGCTTATACACACAAAGACTTTAAATGGAGTAAAATGGAAATAAAAAACAATTGTATACCTTTAGCAAATACAGATGCAAATGCAAACGCAAATACAATATCTCTTAACCCTACGCAAAAATTTATAACACACTATTTTACTCCTTCTTCGCCATTTAAAGGACTATTATTATGGCATTCTGTTGGAACAGGTAAGACATGTACAGGTATAGCAACAGCAACAAGTAGTTTTGATAACGATGATTATAGCATATTATGGGTTACAAGAACAACACTCAAAAGTGATGTATGGAAAAATATGTTTGATCAAGTATGTCATTTAGTAATATTAGATAAAATTAAAAATGGTTTAATTATGCCGACAGATATTGCCAAGCGAAAACAATTATTATCAAAAAATTGGCTGGATCCAATGTCATACAAACAATTTAGCAATTTGTTGGCTAAAAAAAATAAAATATATAATATATTACTTGAAAGAAACGGAAAAGAAGATATATTGAAAAAAACATTAATCATTATTGATGAAGCACATAAATTATATGGTGGAGATTTAAAAGCCAGTGAGCGACCAAATACGACAATCATGGAAAAATTAATAAGAACCAGCTATAATGTATCAAAAAATAATTCTTGCAAATTATTACTAATGACCGCAACTCCTTTTACAAATAGTCCATTGGAACTATTTTCATTAACAAACTTATTTATGACACATGAATCGGATAAAATTACTACAAATAAAGAAGAATTTAAACAACAGTTTATGAACTCGCATAATATATTGAGCGAAAAAGGCGTTAAGCTAATTGCCAATAAACTATCAGGATATATAAGTTATTTGAACAGAGAAAAAGACCCAACACAATTTGCTCAACCAATTATGATAGGTGTTCCAATATTAATGCGGAGTGTTGAAAACGAAGACTTGAGAGATGCAGTATATTTAGAAAACAAAGTTTCAAGTCTTTCTAAAGAGGCCGACGCACTTATAGATTCTCTCAAAACTAAAATTAAAACTATGAAAGATGACCATAAACTACAAAAACAACAATACAAAGACACAAAAGCCAAAATGACCAAAGAAGAAGCAATTGCGTTTAACGATGCATTAGCTGATGTACTAAAAAATATTAAAGACCTTGAACAACAATTGCGCGACTCCAAATCAATACAACAAGCCGAAAAAGATAAAATAAAAGAACTTAAAGAAAAAGTCAAAGTGGTAAAAAATTCGTTAATTCAAGAATACATATTATACACAAATTGTAAACATTTACATTACAAAAATAATAGAACTCATAAAGCTAATATTAATACTATAAGAAGTTAACTATAAGAAGTTAACTATAAGCGCTTGCTTATACATCAATGCTTATTGGTATTATTAATGGAATAATATAGCTATTATTTACAATTTTAAATTTTTCATCTCGTATTTGTTTAGTTATTTTCCATCTTTTAGTTCTGTAACAATTTATATTTTTTTTTGCTTCACCATATAAAGCAGGAGTGTCTTTGAGTGATTGTTTCAATTCTCTGAATTTTAAATTTTCATTTTTATAATTTTCTTCCAATACTTTAATTTTATCAAACTGTTTACGTATTTCAAGGCACCGTTTATTAGTATCATATTTTTTCAAAAATACAAATCTTTTTATATCAATTAGAGTTTGTGTTTTATACTTTAAAGCATAATATCTGTTAGTAAATCGTTCTGTAATATCAATGCTTTTATTATTAACACCTTTATTTCCACAATAAGGACAGCGTGGGTCTCCATTTCTAAACCAACTAATTAAACAATTAGTATGGTATCTATGATTGCATTCTGGTAAAGTATAACACGGCATACATTCCAACTCTTCTCTGCATATCATACATTCTTCGCTTGCAGATGCAGGTATATTGAGAATATTTAACGCACTTGGCGAGGTTACGTTCAGAATGCTTAATGCTTGTGTTAAATTATTTAAATTAGTCATGCACTATATAGTGATTGCATAACAAATTACTTTTAAATAATATTAAAATGTAATATTATTTAAATACTATTATTATAAAAAAATGAAAACAAAAATGAAAACAAAACATTATTTTTAAATTTACCCACTACACATTAAACAATCTTCGCCTTTAGATTTTTCTTCATCATCATTATCATCGTCTTTCTCTTCTTCTTTTTCATCACTTAGCACGATTTTTTTACTATCAGGTTCAATTGTAAATTGTTGAGCTTGATGTTTCGCTTTTCGCCGCAAATAATAAATTCCAGTTTTTAATCCGGCTTTCCAACTATAAAAATGCATATTTGTAAGTATTTTAGAATCAGGGTCTTCAATCCACAAGTTTAAACTTTGAGATTGACAAATATATACACCTCTGTCGCGCGCCATATTAATTATTTCTTTCATAGGCAGTTCCCATACAGTTTTATATTTATCTTTTAACTCTTGTGATAAGACTTTAATATGGCTAACAGACCCTTTGTTTGCAATAATACTATTTTTCATTGCTTCATTCCATAAGCCAAGTTTTAATAAATCTTCTACTAAATATTTATTTACTAATATGAAATCACCGGCCAATGTTTTTCTACTATATATATTACTCGTAATTGGCTCAAAACACTCATTATTTCCTAAAATTTGACTGGTGCTTGCTGTTGGCATAGGCGCAACTAATAAACTGTTTCGTATTCCATATTCCATAATATTGTTTTTTAATAGAGTCCAATCATAACGCCCTTCTAATGGTTTCACATTCCATAAATCAAATTGAAATTGTCCTCGACTTGTTGGAGAACCAATAAACGAACTATATGCCCCTAAATATTTTTCAACTGGACTGTGTGTTCCTTTTACTAATTTATCAAATTCCGCTTTAATTGGCTTACATAAATCAAGTAATTCTGAAATATTATTATGATTTACACCATTATGAATATTATAAGATCTGCACTCCTCGCAATCTGTAGTAAAAGACCAATCCCCACATTTATAATAATTGTGTAATTTTAACATAGATTGATAGCGTTCTTTTGAAATTAACATACTCTGTTCTAATGCTGCATAATAGATTGTTTCAAATATTTTAATGTTGGTTTCTTTTGCTTTGTCTGATGTAAATGCTAAATCCATCTTGAAAAACACATCTGCTAATCCTTGAATACCAACTCCAATTGGTCTGTGTTTAAAATTTGAACGTAGCGTTTTTGGTGTAGGGTAATAATTAACATCAATCACGTTATTTAAGTTATTTACCAATACTTGGACTACCTGATATAATTTGTCATAATCAAATGTTTTATCGCTATTGACAAACATAGGTAGTCCTAATGAACCCAAATTACATACAGCCGTCTCTTTTGAGTCAGAATATTCAATAATTTCAGTACATAAATTTGAGCTTTTAATTGTTCCAAGATTTTGCTGATTTGACTTTTTATTTGCCGCATCTTTATAACAAATATATGGGTTTCCTGTTTCCATTTGTGAGTCTAATATTTTAACCCATAAATCGCGCGCTAAAATTTGTTTATTATAACGCTGTTCCGACTCATATTTTATATACAATTGATTATAGTCATCACCATAACAATCACATAGTCCAGGACATTTATCGGGGCAAAATAAACTCCACATTTTATTACCTATTACTCGTTCCATAAATAGGTCACTAATCCATAGTCCATAAAACAAGTCACGACATTTGCTCTCTTCTTCACCGTGATTTTTCTTTAATTCTAAAAATGCTTCAATATCGGGATGATGTGGTTCTAGGTAAATTGCAAAACTTCCATTTCGTTTTCCCCCCTGGTCTACATAGCGTGCTGTTTTATTGAAAACACCTAACATAGGAATTAGACCGTTTGATGTTCCATTTGTTCCTCTAATATATGAACTATTTGCACGAATATTATGGACATGTAGTCCAATACCACCAGACCATTTTGAAATTTGAGCACACTCTTTTAATGTATTAAATATTCCGTCAATTGAGTCGTCTTCAATAGCTAATAAAAAACACGAACTGAGTTGTGGACGCGGTGTCCCGGCATTAAAAAGAGTTGGAGTAGCATGAATAAAATATTTTTGCGACATATAATCATATGTTTCTTTTACTTTTTCCATATTTGAGCCATGAATTGTTAATGCACTACGCATAAACATATGTTGTGGTCTTTCAACAATTACTTTGTTGCATCTCATTAAATAGGCTCGCTCTAATGTTTTGAACCCAAAATAGTCAAAAAAATGGTCACGCTCATAATCAATCATAGAATTAATAATATCTTTATGCGTTTCTACTAGTGTCATAATATTATTTGATATTAGTCTAAAACTATTATTATTTACATCAATATAATCATATAAAGTTTTAACTGTTTCATAATAACATGGTTTAGTGTTTTTGTGTAAATTTGATACAACAACTGCACTTGCTAATTTTCCATAATCAAGATGTATCGATGACATAGCCGCACATTGTTCTGCTGTTAATTCGTCTATTTTGGTTGTTTGAATATTGTCATATAACTGGTCAATCACTTTCATTGCTAACTGTGCATACAAAATATTTTGTAAATTGAAAGTTTTTCCTAGCGATTTAATACGTTTTAATATTTTGTCAAAAGAGATAACTTCCTTTTTTCCATTGCGCTTAATTACATGCATATCAAAATCAGAAATTTTAGTATTTTTCATAACTATAACACCTCAACCTTAATAAATTAACATAATTTAATTTTAAATATAAATAATATATATTTAAAATTAAATGCACTTAGTCAAAATCAAGTAGGCACCCATGTAATGGAAAATCACTATGTAATTTATCATGTTCATATCTCATTTTCTGCTTTTTGCTTAAACGTGTTTTATATTCTCCTGATTTGCGCTCATGAACCAAGTTATTCCAAAATATTTCTATATAAGGCAATGCATTCTTAAACCACAAATTATTACGCATTACTAAAACACAGCTTATTACTTCTAATTTCCAATATATATTTGAAACATATTTTTTTGTAGCGTTTTTACTAAGTTGCATAGCAATCCATATATTGTATTCGTCACATGAAATATTATTTAATGTAAATGGAGGGTATTCATAATGTACTTCATTATTATGATAAAACTGCATAATAAAGCCACGATGAAAAGGACAAGACACATCTTGACAATATTCTTCTTCATTTAAGTATTCGGTAAATTTGGTTTCTAAGAAGTCACACTCATTTAGATTACATACTTCCATTTGTAGTTGCATTTGAATCCAATATTCCATTTTTGGAATACCATCAATTTCGCGAGATACCACATTTTTTATTTCAATCATTCTGCCAAATAATTCGCTTGATTCATCACATACTATACCGTCTGGTGAAGCTGCTATGAAACTATAATCTTTATGAGGAATACAACCAAATTGAGTTACTTTTGTATTATTAATATATTCATAATACAATATTGAAACCGGTTCATACTTTTGACCCCAATGTAGCGGTGAATTTAAATTAGTAACCTTAAATTTATTAATATCAATTGGTTCCGACTTTTCAATAATTAGTTGTGATTGACTATATTCACTTTGAAATATTTTATATATATTGGAGGCTGTAAGTGTAGATTGTCTAAAAATATACCATGCATCACTTTTTTGTTCTGCTTGTAAAATGGATTTTAAATAACTTAATTGCTTACTTAGTTTATCAAAATTAATAGTCAAGTTTATTGATACATTTGACGCGTCTTTAATTATATGTGACTTGTTATATGACCTACGTGGTATATAAAATTTAAATACTAATTTTTGACATAATGTAATAGTAGAATATAACAAATTTATTGCATTGCTTTCATTTATTACAAATAAATTAGCTATAATTGGTTCATCAATAAATTGAGAATAATATACATCATAAATAGTTTTATGTAATTCATCATATAAATCATTATGTATAAGTTGCATTAAATTACTATTAATAAATTCTAACATGCTATCAAGAATAGTTATTAGCAATTCTTGATAATTATTAAAAATGGATTTATCTTGTAAATTAATAAACAAACTTATATTATATTTATTAACCAAATAATTAATAAAAGTAGAATATTTGTTAGTCATTGCTAATATATTATCTTATAATTAGTTATAATTATATATTTAATATTCAATTTTATAACAATTAAAGTAACAATTAATTTTCGGTATCATGTATTTTTATTGTTTTTGCTTTTAGTTTTTTATCTAATGGAAGACTTTTTACAGTAGAAACATGCTTATCATCTTTTTTTAATATAAATATTCTAGATACTAAGTCAAATAATAAATGCGGTATATCTACTATAGCACCACTAATTTTATCATAATTTACGTCTTTTGCTTTACTTAATGCTTTGCGTTCCAAGCATTTAATCAAATAACTTTTACATTTACCAGTTTCGTCACTTGTAAGACTATATTTTTTTTCTAATAGGTCAACATAATTAATTAATTTCTTGACTTTTTGTGTTTTATCTAATTTACACCAGTTCTCTTTTTCATTTGCTATTGTCTCATTATTTAAAAAATTTGATAATGTACTATTGTTTGTATTTACTATAAGTGGAACTATTTCGGTTCCATTAAATCGTTTTGTCTTATAAGCAATATTTTGTAATTCTTTACAGTTATTTGACTTGTCTTTTTTATTCACTTGTTCATTAATTAGTGGTGGTTTTTCTATTTCTATAATATGTTCGTTTAAAATTGTTCCACTTAATTCGCATAGCAGTTGTTCATCATTTTGAACACTCATTATTATAATAAGTTTAATGTTTTAATTTTATATATTAATAATATATTAATAATATATTAATAATATATTAATATATTATGAAAAAACAAATAATAATAAATAATATAAAAAGACATAATGACTGCATAAATTCATATAATAATATTAAGTCAATAAAAAATAATGTTATAAAAGAAACCAAAAAATCGTATATTGAATTACAAGAAAACTTAACTACAAAAACGCACGATTTAAGTTTTAATATATTAGAATTTTATGATAATTATGATAAGCAATTGGCAAGTATTATTAATATATACAAAGAATTTGATAACAAAGAATTTTATAACAAAGAATTTGATAACAAAAAATTGTATGAGAAGCAACATTTTTTGCAATCATTAAAAAAAAAATTAGCATCATACAAACAACAAGATATAAAAAAAACTTATGATGAATATGCTAATTTTATAACATTAAGAGCTATTATTGAAAAGTTAGTGTTATGCAATATGAAATGTTATTATTGTAATAATAATACTCTAATTTTATTTAAAAATGTGAGAGAAGAAAGTCAATGGACTCTAGATAGGCTAAATAATTATGACGAACATAGCAATGAAAATACCGTTATATGCTGCTTAAAGTGTAATTTACAAAGACGCAGAAAAAATAGCACAAAGTTTAAGTTCTCAAAATCATTAAATATTATAAAGAAAATTGACTAATATTTTATATATATATAAAATATATAAAATATATATAACTTTAACTGCTATGTCAAGTATTACTATTGTTATTGCAAAAAAGACAGCACTTATTAATAAATTACTTGCACAATTACAAAATGCGTGTATTTCTTCTGATGACTATGTTTCATCAAAAGAACCGTTTTTTAGGAACGATGAAAATGCACAACCATTTCAACAATATAATAAATTATTTATTAATGCAGAACTTCCAGAACGATTAAACCACAATATTAAATTATTATATGAATTGTTGGGAGACCAAAAAAAAGAACTATATTATGGACCATGGACTATTATGAGCGTAAATGAAGCACTACTAAGATATAAAGAATTATGTAAGCAAGGACAACATAATGTGTTTACTATTGGCTATAAATATGGTGGAATGGGCTATATTGACCTATTAAATTGTGATTTAACAAGTCATTTATTATTTTATAGCATTGATGGTGGTTCTAACGACTATGATAGATCATATAATGCAAACAATTTAATCAAAAATGGCGCAACTCCTTATAACAAATTTCATTTTAGTGATTGGTTTTATAATGTGTAAACACAAATAATATTTTAAAAAATAATATATACAGTATTATTTTTTAAAATAATAATAATATATATAACTATGGCAAAAACAAATAAAGTTAGACAGCGTACTAATTTAGGAAGAAAACAAAAATCTAGAAAACTGAAAGCAAAAGGCATGAAAAAAGTAGTAGCAAATTATCTTGGTAAAATATTAAATGACGTCCATTTAAGAACACATGGTCAAGAATTTGCCGAGCCATCAGTTGTATCACAAATAATGTCGCATATACCTTCGGCAAAAACAGAATATAAAAATCGCCTAACTAAAGCCCTTGCCTTAAATAAAAAACTGTTAGCTGAACAAAAAGCAGAAATAAAACGTTTAGAAATGTCAGGAATTAATGGTCCATCGCGGCGAACTCGTAGTGGTGCTAGACCAACCATAGACCCAACACTTTTAGCATTATATTTGGAAAGAGATTATACCGAACGGGCTATTATGACGAACCAATATGCGTTACAACAACTAGAAAACGAAAGTCCACGTCCAAGATTTATCCCTCGTCAAAGAGTTAACTATGCTGAATTGCTTAAACCAAAACCCGGATGGGACGATGAAAGAATGGCATATAAAGCGCGCGAGCGCGGACGAGAAGCTTATTATGTTTAGTATGTTTATATTTACTACGTTTATATTTACTACGTTTATATTTACTGCGTTTATATTTACTACGTTTATACTATATATAAAGCTAATTTTTATTACTAACATTTAACATACTATAGTGGTCTTGCAAATAAAGCAACACATTATATTTGTCATCATCATTTAACTCGTTATAATTTTCATTATTTTTAATATATAAAACAACCTTATTTGAAATAGTATTAACCTTCAAATAAGCATGTTTATTTGCAATTAATTTATTGGCTAAACTAATAATACGCGATGCATATACATTTTCCTCCATCGTTAAAATATAATACTTAGTATTTATATTAGTTTACTAAATATTTTATTTTTTTGTTTTCATTTTTCATTTTATATTTTATATTTTTAAACCCTAGTAATTTTTAGCATATTTAACTTTTTTTACGTGACATTTATTATCTCTACATTTTCTTGTTCCTGTTCTACATCTTCTTATTTTGTTTGTTCTTTTCCACGATGACTTTCTATAACATCTTTTATCAGAATAGCAACGATGGCGCGTTTTTCTACAAAAACGTTTTGTCATTATATTATATAATACTATAATATAATAAAAACTATAAAAACTATAAAAACTATAAAAACTATAAAAACTATAAAAACTATAAAAACTATAAAAAATGATTACTAAAATAGTTAAATGTAATAATGCTAGAATCTAATAATAGTCCATTAAAGTTATATTTCGACTTTAACTCTTTAGCTATTATATTTTTTATTATACTATAACTACTACAACCCAATACTATACAATCACAATTAGCTATAAATGATTTATACTTTATTAACTTATTTATTGCTTCACTTATTTTTGTATTATTTGTCATTTTATTTTCACTTAAATTTAAACTTGCATAATTTATGTTAAATGCTGAACTATTAAGCAATCTACTAATCCATCTGATCTTCTGTGTTATTTGTGTTGATAAAATTAGTAATGTTTTAAATTTATGCTCTTTGATATATAAACATATAGGGATTAATGGTTCAATAATAACTACATTAGCTATTATAAAATTGTTTTTAATTAATATATCTAATATAGAGGAAGATGCACTAATACACATAATAATACATACATCATATTTGTCATAATTATGTGCTAAATTATTTGTCAAAAGTTTTAATGTCAGCTCTCGCAGTGAGTTTTTTGTAACGCTTATTAATTCTGAGTTAGGTAGTTTAACTAACTTATAATCTATAAGTTTAATAGTTTTTATTGAATTTATAAGTGTTTTTGCACCATTATTACTATCAATAACTAATAGTTTCATTTTTTATAATCTTATAGTTCACTATAATATAAAGTTATTAATAAAGTTATTAATAAATTAATATTAATAAATTAATACTTAAATAGTATTAGATTATTACTAATAAATGGTTCAAAATTTTGATACACAAAATGATATATTGCTAAATAAATTGCTAATTTTTTATAAGAACACAGAATATTTTGATAAAATGATAAGTATTATTAATGGAACATCTAACATCTCTCTGCGAATAGTAGATTGGTTTGTAACAAACTATTCTAAAAAAAATTATTGCGTTATTGAGAATGATGAGACAAATGAGCGTTTTAAAGTGTATAATGATTATAAGTTAAAACTTAAAGCATATAGTAAGAAAAAGTTTGACCCATTTTGCAGATGGGATAGAATAAATGTTCCATATAAAGATACTACGTGTGTACAAACTACATTGGGGCAACTTAATTTTTTTAAATGGACTATTGAAAATAAAATATTAGAATATATTGAAAAAAATTATAGTGTAATTGAAAATGATATGAATTTAAGAAACAGTTCTGCAAAGGTAAAGAACACCTCTATAAATTCAAATACTTCAATTGAAAGTTCTGATTCATATACTTCGAACACATCAGAAGCATCATCAGAAACATCGGTAATGTCAATTAATTTAAATAAAACGCGAAAAAAGCGCGAAGAACTGTCTTCAAATGCTTCTAAAATCATAAAAAAGGAGTTTATAAGTACAACATTAAGTTTTAATTAATAAGTTTTTTTAGTTACTAAAATATAAAACTAATAATTATAATTATTAGTATGGGAGTTAATTACAGTATTAATAAAGTCAACTTTGAATACGTTCAAAATTATTGTAATTTTAGAAATGATAAGCTATTGCTTATTAATACGTTAGATTATTCAAAACAAGAGTGTTTAATAAAAAATACAATTCACGCATCGAAAGAAGAGAATGTGTTAAATGCTTATTTGAAAAAAAATAAGTCTATTATTATTTTAATATATGGAGAGAATTGTAGCGACAATAAAGTTATTGAAAAATACAATCAATTGTATAAACTAGGATTCACAAACTTATATGTGTATATTGGTGGATTATTTGAGTGGTTATTGTTGCAAGATATATATGGTGAAGACGAATTCCCTACTACATCTAAAATATATGACATATTGAACTATAAAGGCAAAAATTTAAGCAAATAGAAAAATATAATATATATATTATTATCCGTGATACAAAATAAATCTAATTTAGATAATATATAAAATTGATTATAATAATATTATATTATTATTATTATTATTATTATTATAATAATAATATGTGTCATGCTGTTACACCATATAATAGTGCTAGTAGTTCTTTAAGCTCATTGAGTTCTAATATTAGTTACAATGCGCATCTTAGTAATACAATAAGGCCACTAATATTATATACATGTAAGTTTTGTGAAAATAATATTAACAAAAATACAAATATATATAGAGGATATAATCATTCATTTTGCAGTAACTATTGTCGTTCTAATTATTCACAAAAAATAGCATTGCTAGATTATTATTTAAATAACTATGATTTATGGTTATGAAAAGTATTAACTTTTCATAAAAACATTGCTTATTAAATTTATTATTAACAAATAAATTTAATAATTCTTTTTTTATAATTGTAAATTATAATTATGAATATTGACACCGTGTTATTAGATTTAGAAGTAATTAGACAAATAAATGAAAATGATAAATTGTCAGTAATAAGCATGATTGGTTCTACAAGATTAGCGGTTGATAGTTCAAAATATACTTCTTCGTTAACACGATATTATTATAATTATAATAGAGAAACCACAATTCTTTATTTAGAAAATTTAACTTCTAATATAGAAAAGACAGCTGAATTTTTAATTAATGGAGATCACAGCGAAGAATGTGAAACTATTAATGCTGCTTTAATAAATGCGTTAAAAGGTTTAGAGAATTTAAAAATAACATATATAAGCGATTCTATAATTGTAGCAAAACTAACACTTATTATTAATAAGTTTAAAGCTGTGGCCAAAAAATTAGATACTTGTTTAACTAATAGTGCTAATTATATTAATGATTATGATTCATCTTCAAATAGTAATTCTGAAGTAATTAGTAATTAATATTTTATTATTTAGGTAATTTAATTTAATTTAATTTAATTTAATTTAATTTAATTTAATTTAATTTAATTTAATTTATAATATTTTTATTGTATATAAATGAAACACCGACGTAGAAGAATGAGAGGTGGAGATGGATCAGGAGCAGGAGCATCCGCAGCAGCACCAGGAGCAGGAGCATCCGCAGCAGCACCAGGAGCAGGAGCATCCGCAGCAGCACCAGTAGTAGTATCAACATCAACACAAGTAGACCAAGAAACAAAAGAAGAACAACAAGAAGAACAACATGAAGGAGGAGCACGCAGAAGCAGAAGCAGAAGCAGAAGCAAAAAAAGCCGCAAAACTCGCGGAGGAAGTAGAAAGAGTTCAAAAAAAGGGAGAAAAGGCACAACAAAAAAGCGCCCTGCAGGAAAATGGATTAGTCATGTAAAGAAATATGCAAAAGACAATAATGTATCATTTAAAGAAGCCATGAGCAGTTCTGAATGTAAAAGTTCATACAAAAAAATGTAAATTATGAATATGATTTATCAACATAAATTAATAGTATTTAACTATTTTTAAATACTATTAACATGCAAATCTACAACTTATTCTTTATAATGATTTAGTAAATCGTTTTTTATAAGTGTTTTTTGGTTTTTTCATAGTTAAAGACCGCGTTTTTTTTATGTCTTCAATAATCCATTTTGGATCATACTTATACACTTCTTTTAAAGTATTATTTAAAGACTTTAATTTTTTATTTATTGATTTTATAAGTGTTTTATTTATACTAATTTTATAGTAATGTAATTTGACTAACAATTTATTTAATTTAGCCACATAATATTCTAATACCATTAGGGGGGTAACACTAATATCACCAGGTATTTCATATACAGACTCATCATCTTCCCATTGCATGTTAAATGTTTCTGATACATCGCCATCTGCTACTTCTTCTATTAAATCTTCATCTATTACAATATCTAATATAGATTGCGCTGGTTCAAAATTATTACCGTGTGCATTCATGATGATTATTGCGATTGTCTCATCCGCTATTTCCAAAGTATCTTGAATACACACTAGTGCTTTATAAGAAGGCAATAGCACATCATTAATAAGATCATGAATTTTTAATGCTTTTGTTGGTGATGTACCTCTATTTAATTTAAATTTATTCATTAAAAAATGATAATCTATTACGAAAAAATTGTCTCCAATTAAATCTGTTTTAAACCTATTTATTCCAATATTTTCCATAATTCTATCTCTCGATTTATCTTCTCTTTGCTCTACAAAATCTTTTATAATAGTTTTAATAAAGTCTACTGCTTCAGTATATTCCATATTATATTTGGTTTCATATAATGGACTTAACAGTTGTGGTTCCCATATATCCTGGTACATTAATCCAAAGTTGTATCTGTGACGCAATGCTGAATATGGTGGTTCGCTCGGTCGTCTAGGTTGTGCCCTATTTATAGGATTTATTAAAATAGGCGGTTGTCTTAATGCCATACTATAATATAATGTTATAATAAACTTTTTTACAAAGAAATTAAAAAAAAATATTTAGACTATTACTAATTTTAAGGTAAATCAGGAATACTAATTCTGAAATATGGTCTATGACTATCAAATTCTGTATTTTGTGGAGCAACAGTTAGGATTAAATCGTCACTATATAAAGTTCTAATTTTGTTAGTTATATGTGCCAAATCACTATTTATGGCTTCTAATAGTTCGCGCACTACACTAATTCTATAAGTGGCCAAATATTCAAGTGACCGATTTAATTCTAAAATATAGTAGGTCAATACATCATATACATGAACATTTGTTACTTCGGGAGTATAGAGCGGTTTATCTTCGGGTTGTACATCATAATATCCAGCAAAATCCCATAATTCATTTTTATATTTTTGCTTTCCTACTTCAGTATGATGCCATACATCTCTAAAGCGTTGTAATTCTCCTTTCATATTTGGTTCATCGTGTTCAATAGGAAAATGTCTAATATTAGTAGCATATGTAGTCCTGTAAAATACAGGTCGATGCTTACTAGCACTAGCAATGCTATAATAATTAATCATTATTTTTGTAGTGTGCTTTATTGCCCAATATGCTTTATACGCATTTATATTATAAAAATATATAAAAAATTTCAGCATAAATTAATTAGTCTTTGAATTATATATAATTCCTAAAATAGTTTCCTTATATTTTCATTTTCTTCTTTTACATCGTTAGCATAAACATATTTTACATAACATCGCAAAGTCATTGCTACATCAACGAGAGAATTATGTAAATTTGTAGGCAAGGCTTCGTTGGGAAATAATAATGAATATAATTCGCTTAGTTTTGGATTTTTATTATAAACTTGATTAGTTTTGTCAAATCTCTCTAATTTGCAAAAATCTATAGTGTTTTTCATAGTGCAATATTCGGGTTTATGTATTTTTTGATTATTTATAAATTGCGTAAAATATTGTTTTACATTATGTCGTAAACATTCTACAAAAATTAGGCGTTTATCAAATGAAATATTATGCCCAACAACTATGTCACATTGCTTTAAGCATTCATTAAACTCATTAAGGGCTGGTACAATATTTATGCCTTGAGTATTCAAAATCTCTCTACTAATATTATGAATGTTAAAACTTTCTTGTGATATAATAACAGAGTCGTCAATCTTAATATAATTGTTTTTAATTAATGCGCTATTATTTGATACATCATAGAGTATATAACTTAATTGTATAATATGTGGCCATTTAGATTTATCATATATAGAAGCACCTTTTTCTTGTAGTCCAGTTGTTTCGGTATCAAATACTAGAATTTTCATAATATTTAATTATTTTAACAAATAATTATTATTTAGTATCAATTTTTAAATTTATATGCTATTTTTTACTAAATATATTATTTGCTAATATATTTAGTAAAAAAATATAAAAACAAATTTATTATACTTAATAATAGTATAACATGCAAATTTTCGTAAAAACACTTACCGGAAAAACTATTACACTAGAAGTAGAGCCATCTGACAGCGTTGACAACATTAAATCTAAAATTCAAGATAAAGAAGGTATTCCACCAGACCAACAGCGCTTAATTTTTGCCGGAAAACAACTTGAAGACGGACGAACACTAAGCGATTATAATATTCAAAAAGAAAGCACGCTTCACCTTGTATTGCGTTTAAGGGGGGGGATATTAATTAATGGTTTCATCATCTACTAAACCATAAGTAATTAACTCAAAACTAATAGCATTTATACGCTTTAAATCTTCAATATACAGTTTTTTATTATTAGTAGATATATACATTTTTAAATAGTCATCTGTTTGTGCGTCTAGTGCTTGATAAATATCTCTTAAAGTAAGCTTGCCTGTTTTATTGGAAACATAGTAGTATAATTTTATTTTGTCTCCATCCTCATTACAAAATGTGTGCGTTATAACAATAGTACAATGTTTTCCTTCATAATATATAGTATCAATGGATCCTTCATACCCATCTATATAAAAATTTTTAAAAGTAAAATCCAGCATCTATAGTTTATAATTTTTTTTAGTTAAAAATAGTAATCAATTTTTAAAAGTTTAACACTAAGATTATATTTTGTATATTAAGTATATTTAGTGAATTTATTTTTATATACTTAATTATTTTATATACTTAATTATTTTATATACTTAATTATTTTATATATTTTATATATTTTATATTTTATATTTTATATTTTATATTATACATATATATAAACTATGCCACCAAAAAGAATACAATCAAGATCAGATTCAAAAAAAATGAAAGAAAAGGAAGATCGCGAAGAAGCTGAAAGAGCTGACAGCCTCAATAGTAGAGGCACGAGTAATGGCGTAATATACGGTCATAAAAGACCAGCTCCAGAGTCTTCAAAAGATGAGGCAAATGCAAAAGCAGGTCATCGAACAAGATACAAAAGAAATCGCAGACGCAGCAAATCAACTCGTCGTCATCGTCGTAAACACTAAGAACTTATTTAAAAATAATTAAACAACTAATTATATATAATTAAACAACTAATAATATATAATTACAAATTATTTACATTTATATAAAAAATTTTATATTTGTTTATATAAATAATGGATGAACCAAGTACGTCTGTTGCTAGAAGTAAAGTTCCAATATCAGACGAGGAACAAGCGCGGTTATTAGGTCTTCCCTCTCTACCACCATATACAGATAATGATACTGATACTAGTTCACCCACAGATCTTACTGAATATATGAAACTTAGAATATCATACCGTTCACTAGAAAGACTGATTAAAATATTTGAAACAATTAATAGAGGCATAAAACAATAAAAAATACTGAAATTTCTGAAAATGTTAGTATCATTATGAACCAATGTGATCTTTTATTGAAATTATTTGACGATGATATAGTTAGAGGTACTAAAAATAAGTCACTTCTAACCTGGACAGGTGGTATCACATTTAAAGTATTTGAAAAATCACTTAGAAAGTTTACAGAGTATCGAAATAGATTAAACGTCATAAAAAAGACATTATAAACAATAATGATACAACATAGAAACAATAGTCTCTATGCTAGTGAACTAATATTTACTATAGAATTTACATGCGACCGACTATTAAGAGACATGAACGATTTATACAATGAAATTAAACCCACTCTTCAAGCAAAAGGATACGATGTTGGTCCAATGTACGGTGGTAGACAATATTATAAAACAAAAAAAAGACGTAACAAAAATACAAAAAAAAGACGTAACAAAAATACAAAAAAAAGACGTAATAAATCTATGCGCTCATATTACAGATAAATAAAATTGATTTATAAAAATATTTTTATAGTCTAAACATATCAAATATATTCAAATCAAATTGTATCAAATCAAATCAAATCAAATCAAATCAAATCAATGAGCAAAACAATCACTAATAAAACAAAACCAAAACCTGTGCCTAAGTTGACAACATTATTGCCGCCGTTTTGTGGTTTTATGATTGATGACATGGTTACCTGTAATATATGTTTAGAAGACAATGATGGGAATATTGAAGTAGATGGCTGTATTTCAGGAAGAGGTAAGCGTAGACTTATTACATCATGTGGTCACATATTTCATAAAAAGTGTTTACAACAATGGACTTCTGCATCCCTAAAAGGTTCTTTGTGTGGGCTAATTAGCTGTCCTTGTTGTAGAAGAGAAGTGTATATGGATGAGCAAAGTACTGAAACGAAAAAGAAATTATTTGATTCACTAGCGCGTTGTGATTGTTGTATAAGACATCAAATAGATAAACCAACATCTTATGCTTATGACCCAGATTTAGATGATAGAATTATGTCAAAAGCACAAGAAGAAGCTCTTAATACTCTTTCACGTGCAGACTATATTGCTTGGTGCAATAACAACAGTTGGCGTCGCCTGCTGGACTTGAATGGGTGTAATTGTCATTGTAGGACAAGAATGCGAACAATGGTTCGTCGCATTCCACCTCCTGCTTCATGTCACTATGACTACTAAATACCACATTATGTCAACATAATTTAAGATTTTTTTTCAATCTTAAATTATGAAACAATTTAAAATTTAATTACTAATAACATTAACTAATGCATAATGAATCAATTAAATAAAGTTAGACTATGTCTTTTTTTAAATAGTTGTTTGGTGTTATTTATAGGATTTTATATAACTAATTTTGCGACTGATTCAAAGTATTTTCGTTTTGGTCCAAATGAAGATTTTATATTTATAAGTGTACAAATTAACACTACGCAAAAATATTGTAGTTTATTAACATTAATATTTGTAAATGATGTAATTAGAGTTGTTATTCAAGAATTTGGAAGCCCGGTGCTATTTATGAATGTTTATAATCCAGATAAAAAAGAAATAACTGAATTTACTAAATTACAATTATATTTTTATGCCAATTCTATGTTTTTATTAAATAATATTAGATATATTTTTACATTACTAATTGGTGTAACACAAATAGATATTGCACTATTTTCTGTACTAGTAGAAGAAGTAATTGTCATATTTACAATAAAAATGTTACTTGATGAGAAAAAATTCATAAATAAAAATTCTTTGTTAAACAAAGAAGTTATTATAGAAATGGATAGTCTAGATTCTAAAATTTAAAATATTGTTATGCTTTTTTAAAATTGAATTACTTTTTTAGCTAGTTAAATAACAGTCTAGCCAAACTATATAGAGCAACTATGAATAGCAAAGCAATTGCGGACTTGATGACCGCCGAAGAGCACACCGAAGAGGTGAAGGACGCTATTGCTTATGTGATGAAGGGTATTCAACGCCACATGATTGTTGCACATCTTCCCAAGGGTTTGCTTAAAATAATGAATATGTGGGCAAGAAGAGCTGAGTGGTATGACGATGACGGAGATTCAAAGTTTGAGAAATGCTTGTGGAAAGTCGTATCTCATGAGCTGAAGACACGGGTGTCTGAGCTTTTGTTCGAGTGGATAAATGAGGACAAAGGCAAGATGCCCAAAAAAAAGGATTTGTATTATGCTCTGAGCACCGCATCAAATAGTTTGTATTATTATCATAAGAATTTATGGCCAACTATGGGTGCTGAACTGGAGGCAAAGGCTTTGCATTGGGTAAAAGAACATGGAGAGCACGACCTCATAGAGAGTAGTGATGGTGGACATTTCCAATATTACGACTGCATAAATAAGGAAGTGTGTTATCATTTGCCTCATCTTCCTAAACCAAATCGCTTCTCAAAATATGAGGACGAAGAGGAAAAGTTTGAATATGAAGAAGAGGAAGCAGGTTGGATTTGTGTAGGTGTTAACACTCTTGTGCCATGCTAATAACTAGAGACTAGCATGTATTGTGTCTTGTGTTTTGCATATTTTTTTTTATTATTTTTTTGTAAAAATGTTGATATACTTTTTTTAAAAGTATTGTTATGCTAATAAAAAATTGAATTGATTTTCTCTAGTGCTAAGTATTAGCAGAAACACAACTATAGTAAGCAAAGCAATACAAAGCAAAGCAATACAAAGCAAAACTACAAGAAACTATGGATGATCGTATTAGTGCGTTATATGATGCCGAGGCTAATGCGCCTTTGATTAATGATGCAATCAATGTATTAGTAAATACTATTCAAAAAAACATTAGTACACACAATCTTTCTAGGCATTTGACGGCTATTATGAATAGTTGGATAAGAACGCATTCGTGGTATATTGATCATAAAATTAGAATGTCAAAGTTCGAACATTGTCTTCGGAATGTACTATCTAGGGAAATGAGACGTCATGTAATTGATCTTTTAAAAATACGCGACAAAGAGTATGAGTATGGACTTGGAAGTTCTGTCAACGAAGACGACTTGGCTTTAGAAGTTCTTCGTGTGTCTATGTCAGAATTTACTAGTAACTATTTTTGGGATATAAACGTCAAGTTGTCTATCGAAGCAGAACGCTATCAACAAAATAACGGAGAGTGCCTAATAGATAGAGACTTTGAACGTCCTTTTTCGTGGTTTAGCAAACGAACTATGTCAACACATTATCGCTTGCCTCATGTTGCTATACATCCTAATAATGTAATCCCATTAGAAGTATTGGCATTAGACTTCAAAGATGACCAAAAATGGGAGTGCTCTATTTGCTTGGAAGTTGATTCAGTCAATCATGTTAATTTGTTTACTTCTCATTGTGTTAGAACCGCTTGTAAGCATATATTCCATATGGCATGTTTAGATGAGTGTAAGCGTGTATACTTAGAGCAAAAGGAAAATCATAACAAGATATGTGTTCCATGTCCTTTGTGTCGTAATCCTATTTATTAGAAACTAACGTGTATTATATTGTCTTAGTTAAAGGCTCATAAAAAATATTTTTTAAAAAAATTATTTTTTGTTTTTGTTTTTGTTTTTGTTTTTTGTTTTGCTAATTTATTAACTTATTAACTTATTAAATTACAATATTGTGTTGTTTCATTAAAAGTAATTATTGACTTTATAAGAACATCAGCACGACATAATGGGCAACTGATGTTTGTTTTAATTACATTTTTTTTAGTAGCCTCATCAAATATTTTTAATAAGCATTTCTTATGAAAACTATGTAGACACAAAGTTGTAAAGCTACTATTAGTGTTCATTGTCTCTAAACAAATGGGGCATTCATTTATGCAACTACTACATGTAAGATGTTCTTTTTCTGCTTTTTCCGCTTGTTCTGCTTTAATACTACAAATAATAGCATATATTTTGTTTTTTATGTCAAAACAATCATCTTTGCTAGTTAATAACTCCAATGCTTTATTGTATGTATAATAACCAAATAGTATAATCCAGTTATCTTTTTTAAACTCATCAACAAGCATATTTAGTTGTTCTAAATCATTTTGAGCGGATGCTTTGAATGTTACATAATGAAATATTTTTAATCGATTGTCAGCTATGTATTGATAAATTTCGGATTGTTTGGTATGCAAAACTTTTAACCCTTTATAACCATACTTATCTAAAAGTAGTGTATCAATAAACAATAGTATGGAATACTTGGTTTTTAATTCAAAGTCATCTTCACAATAATAATGTGTTCTAGTCAATACTTCATAAAACTGTTTAACATTTTGCTTGTCCAAAATAAGGTTTATCAAATAATTAGTAATTAACTCAGTCATAAAATTATTGGTTTATTATTTGGTTGTAATAATTAAGGTGATTATATTATAATATATGAATCAATTTTTTTAGTGCATAAATATAAACTAAAACACTAGTTATTATCTTGTAGAGCGAGTACCTTGTTGCCTAACCAATCTATTAATCATTCTGGCTATTTTTTGTGAAGTTTTTGAGCGCGGTTTGGGTGTTACTGTATTATAGTGTGATTTAAAACTTGCGCTTGGTTTTGTTCTTGTACGCGATGTTAATCTTGATAATGTCATTGGTCTTGAACTTGGTAGTAATCCTAAAGTTGTTATAAATCTTGAGTGCGGGGTTAATTGTGAATTTTTTCTTGATTTTAACACTGTGTTTGTTGGTATTCTTCTAAATTTTCTAACTTTTCGCGATCTTCTTTGTGTTGGTCCTCTATTAAATCTAACGTGTGTAGTATATTGCTCTCTAACCATATATATAATATGATTAATAAAAAAATTGATTTGCAAATATAAAATATAAACAATTAATTTACATACTATGTTTTCAAATAAAATGTTATATATTCCTGATTATGTTGTTTATGAAGATATTCCTACTATTATTAAGTATTTTGAAGATTTTAGTATTGCTAAAGTAAAACAAGTACAAGTATTTCAACACCCAGAAACCGAATATTATGAAGATAATTATGGGTATGCTTTAATTGAGATTGATTATTATTATTATAACAAAGGATCTTGCAATTTTTACAAGTCTATTGAAAACAACAAAGGAATTATGGTATATGATGACCCATTATATTGGGAATTACAATTTAGTCCATTTACAGAAACTAATAACTATAATAGTGATGAAGAATATTGTTATACTTCTGATCCTGAATATGACACAAAAGACATAGATTATGTTTATGAAGCATGTTCTTCGAGCGAAGATGAATATAAGGATGAATGTAATAATGAATATAAGGATGAATATAATTACGAATCTTATAAGAATAATTATAATAGTTTTAAGAGCAAACAAAAGGCAAAGAGGCAAAAATTAGACGAAGATTTAACTAAACTTAAAAAAACACTCAAAGTTATTAAAAATAACCAAGAAAAAATGCTTGCTTTATTAATCAGTAATAAAAAAATCAAAAATAAAGATAATGTTAATTATAAAAGTAACAGATTTTGCATAAAGTATTAATTGGTTTATAGCCTTTAGCCTTTAGCCTTTATAAAAGTCATCATCATTAATTGGCGACTCTTTACAACAACCGTATGTGGTACGATGCCATTTACTAATTCCATATTTTTTTATTCCCTCCATATGCTTGATTGTACCATAACCTTTATTATTTAATAGTCCATAATAAGTATCTAGTTTAGGAAAGTCCAAGCACATTGTTCTAATATAGTTATCACGTTCGACTTTTGCAAGTATAGACGCCGCAGCAATAGAGCAATATTTATTATCGCCTCCTTCTACAAGAACATTGTTTAATTGCTTAATAATATTAGATGTTTTACATGAATATGTATAATATTTAAAATCATTACCGTCTACCAACAAATAAAATAGTTCATTTAACTCATTTTCCTCATTTACATCATTTAACTTATTATATTGATTAATAATAGAATTAATTGCATTGTGCATGGCTTTAAAAGTTGCATTTCTAATATTCAAGGTATCAATTACTTTTTCGTCTTCATAACTAATAGACCAAAATAGCGCATTTTGCTTTATATAATCAGCAACTTCACTTATTTTTTTTTGTGAAGTAAATTTTTTACTGTCTTTTAAATATTCATATTTAAAAGTGTCATTAATTGGTAAAATTACAGCAGCACTATAAACACGGCCAAACATAGGACCCCGACCAGCTTCATCAATTCCAATTTCAAATAAAGTATTATCATAATATTTTTTTGAAAGGCAAGACTTAATAAGTTTAGACATTAAAATTATATAGAAAAATTATATTATATATTTAATATAAATATGAATTTCAATTTTAAAAAAAATAATTTAATAATAATTTTGCTATTAATATTTGTAATATTATCGTGCATTGTGTATATTAATATGTTAAATTTTAAAGAAGGCTTAACTGAGCTTCCTTTGCTCCGGGATCAAATTAAATATTATGACTATGTAGAACGTCTTCCAGATCAAGTTAATGATCCAAGCTTTGCTTATTATAGATTAAAAGCACCAACATCTAAAGTATATAAATTAAGAAATTTTGATATTGTATCTTCATTCAGCAATCTTACAGATTTTTCAATGACTAATGCAAGATATTCAACTATTAGTGATGCTTCTTTTATTAGCACTCACAAAAGAGATGGCATGTTTAGTGTTAGTGATGCTAGTTATACTCAATTTTACGGCTATTTTAACAATAATAGCGCAATTACTTTGAATCTAGATATTAGTGGTGTTAGTGAAAGAGATAGCAGTTATAATTTTAATCTATTATTTAAAGAACTATCTGGCAATATTTATGATCCATCGGCAGTAAATAGAAGGTTAATTTATTTTCAAATAAATATTTTTGACACACCAACGTCAGAAGCAAAACAATTAATAAATTTAGGTAAGTTTGTTCTAACTACACCTACAACACAACCAAGTATTGCTTCAGTACAAACACAAGTACAAACAGCTAGCGGTGGCCTTGCTACTGCTACAGGTAACAGTGTTACTATAGGCAATACAACTATAGAATTAGGAGCATTACGGTCTTTATTTGGCCGTGGAGATCCAAATTTAGATAGTGAATTATTTGCTTATTTATTGCAAAATGGAGCATTAGGAAGTTCATATGTTCCACCAATATATAATAATTTTGAAACAGCAATGAATTTACCATCCAATCCAATAGTAAATCCTATTAATTCTATGAATCCATTAGAATATGCTGAAACGTTATTTGGACCAAATATTACACCGGTAATGGCTAAAAATTCCTATTTAAATCAAAGTAAAGATACAAAAGTAGAAAGTAGTGGAAATACTATGAAAGCAATTACTTCACAATTACCAAACTTTGATAATAATGGTAATTTATTGGCACAAAATTCTGCTGCAAATGTTTCCAATAATACTAATACACAAATTAACACAAAATCAAATATATCAACCGAAGATTATCCACCTTGTCCTGCACCGCAGAGATGTCCTGAACCTAATTTTGAATGTAAAAAAATTCCAAAATATGAACAAGGTCTTGATAATGCTTTTTTACCACGACCGGTGCTAACTGATTTTAGTACATTTGGTATGTAAAATACATTATGTAAAATACATTAAATATTAGTATGCTAAATTAGCATATTAATATTTAGTATATACTATTTTCTCCAATATTATGAATTATTTAAAAAATAATTTATCATAATATTATCATATAAGTATTATTAATTTTTATATGTATTTAGGAATCAGCAACAGGACCTCATCCACCAAGCATCTTATGTTTCCTTTTCATGCCTAATTTTTGTGTTAGTTTTTTTACTAAATTTATTAAACGCGTTTTAGTAAACTTTAAAAAATTTGTACCTTTTTTATATGTTTTAGAGTGTTTTCTTTTCATGTTTTATATATTGTTAATATTATTAATATTATAAAAAATGAATAATTTTTTTATTAATTATTATTTTTAGTCTTTAGACTTTAGACATTGCTTATCAATATTAAATGTTTTACATTTGGTTTCTTGTGGAACAATATTTATTACACATTTAGATTTTTTTCCATACATTGGAGTAGTGCAGCCTTTTTCTTTCTTTTTTTTAGTATAATTAAATAATACATTTTTCTCAACAGTGCATCTAGACCTAAAATGTTCATAACGATCGCGAACTTGACAATATGTTAATCCAGATTTTTTTCCCAACATTTTATTAATATGTTCGTGTAAATTGAATATATAATATGAAAAATTATGCCTATTTTTAAATATTGTGTCTTTTAATGGATATTTTTTAAAATTATTCTTTAAATTAGTACGACAATATTTACAAGGTAATGTATATTGTAAATTTAATAATAGTTGTTTATATTTTTGTTTTTGCTGTTTTGTTGGTGCTAGGGGATAATTAAAACTCATTACATGTAAATAATGCCATAAACTAGGACCCCATACAGTAGTCAACATCCCATCTCCACTAGAATAATCTTTTTTGTTATATACAAGTTCACTTTTTTTACTTTTATTACTTTTATTGTTTTTATTGTTTTTATATGTTTTTTTCATATAATAGTATTTAATATAGTATAATATAATATTATTTAATATAGTATATTATAATATAATATGTGTAAATATTATAATTTATTTGTTAAATATATATAAATATGTTAATTCTTAAAATACTTAATAATTATTATGAATATTTTGCAATATTTCTAAGAAATGCACTAAATGACAAGTCGTATATATTGTTAATGGTTTTATTAGCTATATTATTTACAACATTATTGTTTATTATATATAATAAATATATAACAACGTTTATAAGCCAAAAGCATGTATTGAATAATGAATTCATTAACAAAACTGATAAAAATACTGAAATATTAATATTGTATTTTTATACAGAATGGTGTCCATATTGTAAGAAATCTATGCTTGAAATTGATAAATTTGAAGAATATATTAAAGGCGAGAATGCTACTAATAATTATATAATTACACTTACAAAAATAGATTGTGATAAAGAATCTACACTTGCAGATAAATATAAAGTAGATGCTTATCCAACAATAAAACTAATATATAAAAATAAAGTGTATGACTATGACGCAAAACCAAATAAAGTTAATTTAATACAATTTATGGAAACATTTACACATTATAAAGCAACATAATTAATTTAGTCACATTCTTATGTTTGTTGTATTTGTTGTATTTGTTGTGTTTGTTGTGTTTGTTGTGTTTGTTGTGTTTGTTGTGTTTGTTGTGTTTGTTGTGTTTGTTGTGTTTGTTGTGTTTGTTGTGTTTGTTGTGTTTGTTGTGTTTGTTGTGTTATATATTTTTCCCCCTGTTGTATTCCAAGGTTAATTAAATAAACCCGTTCACTTTCACAAGTGAAAGCATGTTGCCAATAACCAATATTAACCATTTGTTCTGTTAATGATACGTTGATTGAATTGTCAATAGTAATATCGTTATTTTCTATTACTGAAATTTTATGAAAAAGGGTTTTAATTATAAAAATTACTAATTCAATCAAGTTAGAATTATTGGTTATTAAATCACTATGTTGACTATTTTCGCGATAGTCAACATGTTTACTATTGTTATCTGTAAATGCACCACTAACATCTTTATAATAATTATTATAATAACTATTAGATAAATCTATTGGATTCGTTTTATCATTTTTAAAACATAATATGCTTGATAAATCGCATCCTTTATCTGCAATACATTCATTTAGAGGACATACAACAAGAATTCCTCCATCAAAATAAAAAGAATCATTTTTATAAAATGGTACACACAATAGCGGTATTGTTAATGACATATATATAGCTTCAATTACAGGTAAATTAGGATTATTAATATAGTTTAGTTTTTCTTTTTCAAATTTAGTAAAATTACAAGTATATAAATTAAACTCAATATTGGTTAGGTCATAAAACTCTTTCAATGTTATTTCTATATCTATGTCTTTAGCAAAAAATAAAGGTTGTAAACATTTTTTTACAAAGTTTAAGTTTAGTAACCCTTTATTATAAAACATAGCAATATAATCGTATGGTGTAAAGTTAACCAATTTTTCCCATGGTCGTTTAATTAAAAAATCATCCATCCATGACCAATCTAAGTTTAATATATATATAAAACTTATAATACAGCCTATTGATGTTGCATATATAGACTTAACATTGCTAATTAATAAAAAGTTATTATTTGTTAAATATTTCAGCGCACCATATTGAACTAATCCAACCGGTCCTCCTCCGCATAACACAAGATGTTCTATCTTTGTCATATTATAAAGTATATATTTAATAGCCGTTTATTTTTATATATTATTTAACTTAAAAAGTGATTATTTTTATATATATAATTTAAATTAAAAAGTGATTATTTTTATATGTATTATATGTATTATATTAAAATAAAATGAGTGATGCTTTTTATAATTTTTCAAATAAAGTAGATAATGAGGATTCTTCTTTAAAATTAAATATAGATGAATTATATAGTAAAAAACAACAACAAGATCTGAATATAGTAACTAATTATAATAAAATATTGGTTCGTATACATAATAAAATAAAATATGTTTCTAAAAATTTGGTTAATGAAAATTGCTGTTGGTATTTAATGCCTGAAGTAATTATTGGTATTCCTATGTATGATTATAGAGATTGTACTGCATATGTTATTGAAAAACTTAGAGAAAATAAGTTTGTTGTAAGATATACACATCCCAATTTATTGTTTATAAGTTGGAAACACTGGGTTCCAACTTATGTTCGTAGTGAGATTAAAAAAAAAACAGGTACTCTTATTGATGAATTTGGAAATATAATAAATAATAATGAAGTAGAAAGTGAAAGTAAAAATGAAAATAATAATGACACTAATGAGTTATTGTTTTCTACAAATAAACAAATAAAAACTATGCCAAGCACTAATTCTAATTATAAGGATACAAAATCATATAAACCATCTGGAAATTTGATTTATAATAATAATTTATTAGAAAAATTAAAAGTATAAAAAAATAATGTTAACCTTCACTTCACTTCACTTCACTTCACTTAAACACTTAGGTCAATAGTAGTCTTTACTAGATCATGAACAATAACATGCTTTTCAAACACAACAGGTTGTCTATTATTCAACATATTTTGCTTTTTTTGATATAAATAATGTGCTATAATAATAGCAATAAGTAGTCCGCCACTCAGCCCAATACCCATTCCAATATAAAATGGATCTACCGATGTAGAAAATTTATTATGCAAAACATCAGAAGAAACCAGTAGTTCTTGAGTTGTAAAGTTCATTATGTGTGTTTGTTATTTTTATAGTGAAATAACAAATCATTCAATTTTTATTTGTCATATCATAAAATAAGTAATAATTGTGTGAACAATTATTAGCATCTCTCAAATCTAAAATTTCAAATCTCAAATCAAATAAAAAAACACACATGGAGCATTCACAAAGACAATTCAATTATTTAACAAATATGAAAGATAGCATATTGGCATGCTTTAACTTGCCCTTTCCAATAGTAGTCAAGCGCATCTTCAGTTGCAGAATCAAGAAGGTTCAAGTCAATGTCATCTTCTTTTTTTAGCCACCTTTGTGGGGGCAGCGGCAACTCACATGGATCGGGCGACGATGCCATAATCTCAAAATTGGCTTCTTCGCACATCCGCCGCGCCAAATACCGACACTTGCATCTGCACTCTTTATACCACAATTCCTTTGTAGTGTCCAATACATCAATATAATCATAGTTGTGAACAGTAGGCATCACATAACGTGGTTTTTGGAAGCTATGACTCTCGCAACAATTACATTTGTTGCAAGAGTCCATCTTCTCTTGCCATGACTTGCCTGCGAACGCAGTGTAGTCAATAGCGCCATCAATGCAATGAGTTGGCATAATTGAAAAGTTGTTAATGTTAGACATTCAATAGTCCTTAGTTTATTAGGAAACAACGGTTCAATTTTATTTTACTATAACAACTTAATGCAAATAACTTGTTAACTGTATTAATTATAATAATTAATATTATAATGATTTAAAATAAAAATGCTTATTATTATTATTATTATTATTATTATTATATAATAATGGACGATTTTAAGAGCACTATTGTAAATATTTGTATGAAATATTCCAATATTAATGCATCTATTATTGAAGAACGTAATTCTATTTTAGGTGCAAAAGAATTTGTCAACTCTATTTGTAATATGATTACAAAAAAATGTTCAGATGAAGACTTAACACGACAGATTATGTCTACTTCACTTGGTGGTGGCAATAAAATGTTAACAGAAATTATTGAGACCAACGAAGAATTAGGAACAAGTAATTTTAATAACATTATTTCTTGGAAATGGGCAAAAGCGCAATTAAAGGTAAATGAACAAAGAGATAACATTGACCTATTAATTTGTGAACTAGTGAAGGCAATTCTGAACGAAAATTTGAACAATAATAAATCAAACAACAATAAATCAAACAACAATAAATCAAACAACAATAAATCAAACAACAATAAATCAAACATTCTTGAACTAAAAAATGATGAGTCTGAAAATGATGAGTCTGAAAATGATGAGTCTGAAAATGATGAATGCGAAACACACTATTTACAAAGTGTAGAACAAAAAACATTAGAAGACTATGAGACATATTTAGCAATTAAATCATTTTTATATGCAGTTATTGGTGCGCTTTTTGTGAATATTTTTGTTGTATATTTAAATCTTAAATATTAAATATAACGTTTTAACTATAAAAATTGAATACTTTTTTATAGATAAAAGTATATTATTAAAACATTATTATAATGTCACAAGCAGACTTTACAAATGACAATAATACATCTATTGTTCCTATTCCAGAATATTCATTAATTTATGATGTTAAAACAGAAGGTTTGAGAGATAAAACATTCACCGAATTGAAAAATGAATTTAGTGAAAAATTAATTAAATGTCCATGCTGTAATAAAGATAAAGTGTTTAATATTACATCAAGTTGGGTAACTACTCATTTTAAAAGTCAAAAACATATATTGTGGAAAACACAAGTTCAAAAAGATCACATTCAAAGCTATGGACCTTGTTGTCCACCGGAACACATTATTAATATATTAAGTAAAGAAAATCGCTCTTTAAAATGTCAAGTGTCACATTTAACAGATGATAAATCTAACTTGACTTATGAAAATGACAAATTAAAACAAGCTGCGCTTAAAACAACCAACGAAATTATTGACTTAAAATGGGAAATAAAAAAAGCAGGCGAAAAGAATAGCAAACTAATTGATGAAAACACTAAATTTATTGAGGAAAATGCTAAACAACTATATTTCAATGCCAAATTAATTTCTATTAATAAGAACCTAATTGCTGAAAATGCCAAATTAAAACGTGAAGAACTTGAAAACGAAGAACTTAACTATGAAACATTTGTGGATTGTGATTAATTTATACATAAAACATAATTTCATATTAGTCATATTATTAATATATTTACTATTAATAATATGGCTAAAACTAAACCATTGATAGGTATTTTACCTGTGCCTTATATAAAAAATGATAAATCTAATAATATGTTTTTAAAAGAGAATTTAATATCTTTTTTAAAGATAAATTCACTTGATCATATTATAATTCCATACACTATTAAAAAAGTTGAATTAAATAAATTATTGCCTAATTTAGATGGTTTATTGTTTCCTGGAAGTCAACTGGGTAATTATTTTAACAACAAATTTATAAAACAACATTTTTTAATGCAAAAATACATAGTAAAAAAAGTAAAATTACTTGCGCAATATAATAAAATTATACCTATATTATCAATATGTCATGGTCATCAAAGTATGGTTTTAATTGAAAATAATTATAAGTTAACAAATAAAAATATAAAAAAAACATTATTAAATGTACACTCTTATTCTGATTCTGATTCTGAATACAAAACAATACCTAAATTTAAACAAACCAAGTTAGGTAATTTATTTAAAAATAATTTCAATAAAACAAAAAAATTACTTCATAATAACGCATTAGCATTAGATGCAAAAAAAGAAATAAAAAATTATGAAATTATTGCTACTAATTTAGATAAAAATAACAAAGAGTTTATTGATATTGTAAAACATAAACACTATCCATTTTTCGGTTTTCAAGGACACCCAGAAATAGAGAATACAAAATTGTTTCTTCCTTTTGTCAATTGTGTATATGAAAATTTTAATAAGAAACAAGACAATTTAAAACTGGATAAGAAAAATGATAAGAAAAATGATAAGAAAAATGATGAAAAGTTTAAGTTTAAAAAACTTAAATCTAGAAAAGTTTCATGTAAAAAATACAATTTGTCACAAACAACAAAACATGGAAAATGTATTTTTTATAAAACATAAAAATGTTATTTTTACTGCTTATACAAATAAAATTGATTAAATAAACACTAGTTTAAACTACTCTTCAAACTATGGAACCAACCAATACATTTATATTGGTAGATACAAGTTATTGGATATTTTACAGATATTATGCTATTTTACAGTGGTGGAATCATGCTAAAGTAGATGAACCATTGCCAGAAAATCACTTTGAACATGAAGAATTTTTGGAAAAATTTAATAAAACCTTTTTAGAGTCATTAGAATTATTCAAAAAAAAACTAAAGCTACACAAACAATCCAAAAAAAGCACATTGCCTTGTACTATTATAGCTGCAAGAGATTGTCCACGAAAAGACATTTGGAGAAATAAACTTTATGAAAATTATAAAGGTACACGTTCCCAAGATAACGCGTTTAATGGTGCTCCATTTTTCAAAGCTATTTATCAAAATAATAACCAAAAATTATATGAAGCTGGTGTAAACCATGTTTTCCAGTTTCCTAATTTGGAAGCGGATGATATTATTGCAATTATTAAGCAAGAATTACGTGTAAAATATCCGGATTCTAAAATCTATATTATTGCAAATGATCATGATTATTTGCAGCTATTAGATGGACAAACTGAAATTGTAAATTTTCAATATAAATTTTTAAAAGAAGCAAAAAAAGTGTTTGATGAACCTAGAAAAAATTTGTTTTATAAAATTGTACTAGGTGATAAATCGGATAACATTAATCCCGTTTTTAAAAAGTGTGGTCCAAAAACTTGTGAAAAATATTATGAAAATAATGAACTCTTTAATGATGCACTCTTAAAAGAAGCTGGAGCGCGTGAAAAATATGAGCTAAACAAAAAGTTGGTTTCGTTTGAGGAAATTCCGCGCGATTTGATTACAAGCTTTAAAGCCGAAAATCATGAAGTGTTACAAAGTTTATAAATGTTACAAAGTTTATAAATGTTACAAAGTTTATAAATGTTACAAAGTTTATAAATGTTACAAAGTTTATAAATGTTACAAAGTTTATAATATTTATAGTATAGAGAGAATAATGTTTTATTATACAATTATTGCTTATATTTTGATTGGTATGTCCCTATTTTTTTTTAGTATTTTAATTTTAATAATTACTATTTATAAATGACAATGAACTATGAGACTATTGTGAAAGACACTCTACATTTATCTTTTTTAGTTCAAATAATAACTTTAATTATAGGATTACTTATTATTTTTTTAACTAATGTCTCATCGTCCAACAGATTAATAAGAGAGGCACTAATTTTAGAAAATTGCGTCCAAATTATAGAAGGATCATTTTATATATGGTTTATTTATTTTTATAAAAATAATGTAGATAAAGAAGATATTGCAAAATATAGATATTATGATTGGTTTTTTTCAACACCATTGATGATTATATCAACAATAGCATATTTTCATTACAATAATGCTAAATCTTATGGACTAATTTCTAGTTCTACAAGTTTATATAATTTTATTAAAACAGATATAGCAAAAATTAGTGAATTGTTGTTTTATAATTTTAATATGTTGTTTATAGGTTATTTACATGAATTAAAACTTATAAATCTGTTTATATCAACATTTATAGGATTCTTATTTTTAGGATTACTTTTTTATAAAATGTTTGCATATTATGTTAAAAATAATAGCGCTAATTATTTAATATTTTATTTAATGTTTTTTATTTGGGCTCTTTATGGTATTGCCGCATTATATAAAAATAAGATTAAAAATGCTTCATATAATATTTTAGATGTGTTTTCCAAAAACTTTTTTGGATTGTTTTTATCTTATTTATTGTATATATCATAATATAGATCATAATATAGATTATAATATAGATCATAATATAGATTATAATATAGATCATAATATACGGGTTTTTATATATTTTATTGCTTGTTGAAATATATAACCCACAATAATTGCCAAGGCAAGACTTTCACTATAAATTCCTAAACTTGCTGTTAATAAAATTATTAACCATTCACTTCTGAAATTCTTTATTAAATAGTCATAATTAGCTGTTGCGGTTTTAAATGCAATCATAATCATAATACCAATAATTGCCGGCATTGGTATTTTGTTAATAGTTCTTGAAAACATTAATGTTAGTATTATAAAAAACAGACTGGTAGCACGTGATGATATTCGTGTTTTAGATCCATTTTCTACGTTATATTTACTTAGTCCAACAAATACACAGCCTCCAAATCCACCACATAATCCAGATATTATATTTCCAACACCTTGTGCCAATGTTTCTATTAACGGACTACTATTAATTTTAAGTTGTTTGCTTGTATCATCAACCATAAAAATACTCTCGGTTAATCCGGTTATAGCCATTGCTAGAGCAAAAGGCAACACTTTTAAAATATTTGCGCTTGTTAATTCAACATTTGGAATATTTAAAGCAATATTATTTATTTTAGTGCTACCTCTTTCACCAACAAGTTCAATTGTTTCTTTAATAGGCATAATATAAAATAATATGCTTAATACTATAATAGCACTTAGTGCTCCAGGAATATTAATTTTAAGACTACTTGTTTTATATGAAAAATTATACATAAATTTACCAAACACAGCAATAAAAAGACTAATTAGAGAGAATAATAGTGTTCCTGATAATTTATAGTTATCACTATCTTTAAACCATTCTCCGCTATTAGGATATTTGAAATTTTTAATTTGTGATTTAGCTATTAAAAAACCTAATGCTATTAAAAATCCAGTCATAAGTGGTTGACTAATGTTTGAAAAATATTTATATAATCCACTGATTCCAAATAATAGCTGAATTAATCCACCCATAATAGCTGTTAAAAATACGTATTGTGTCCCATATAATGTTTTTACACCGACCAATGAGGTTGCTACTGCTCCAGTAGCTCCCGATATAAGAGTGGGGCAGCCTCCAAATAGTGAGGTTATTGATGACATAATTGTTGTGGAAATTAATCCTACTGACGGAGGTAACCCTAATAATAATGAAAATGCTATACTTTCTGGAATTAACACTAAAGCAATTGTAAATCCCGATATTATTTCATTAATAATATTTGTTACTTCCATAGTACTATATTATAGTATAATATTATATATTAGAGAAAAAATTGAATACTAGCATTACTAATATTTAATTTATAAAGAAGAATAAAGAACTATGCCCTATACCACTATTAGTATGTGCCGTTCCACTACGTGGTGTGGAAACAATAAAATTTTGTATCAACGATGTATTAAGGTTTCTGAAAATATGGAAATTGAAATATTATATAAGGACAAATATTTTAATTATGATTATGAAGTTTATAAAATTATAGTTAATCCTGATGGAATAAAACGCGAGCTTATTGGTGATACAATTTATTGGACTAGTTACAATAATAAAAATAATAATGATACATTTATTGTTTTAAAAAATGGCATTCCTGTAAAAGAAGAAAAAGAAGAAGACGATGAAGATAATAAACATGATGAACATGATGAACATGATGAACATGATGAACATGATGAACATGATGAACATGATGAACATGATGAACACGATGATTACAACTCTGATGGAACAGAACTTCTTTATTCAAGTGACGAAGAAGAAGTAGTAGTGCAAAATCCTCTTTGTAAACGCACAACCGGATTTTTAGTGTTTGCAAGTGAAAATAAGAAAGATAAAACAGACCTTACTATAATGACCCTTGGACCAATAAACAGTTCTATAATAGACATTAATAAGATGACAGAATTAGGAGAAATGTGGAAAGCTTTGAGCGAAGAAGATCACATTAATTATGCTAAAAAAGCACAACTTATTAATAATCATTATCTTGAATTTGTGGATGTTAACTTGGACTAATGTTTTCATGTAGCATTAGACTTAGTCCATTGCGTGTTAAATTTTTAATTATATAAAAAATTGAATTATAATTAATCATTTATTTTTTTAAATAAATTATTAAGCATGTCTTCTGGACCAATTAGCCATATTGGAACTCTTTATAATACTACCAATCAGGGTTTTAGTAATATGGATTTAATTCGTGAATTGCTAGATAATTCTTTAGATGCCAATGCGTCAGAAATTCAAATTCATATGATATATCAACCAGAGACTAGTACATATCTTATTACAGTTGGAGATAATGCACAAGGTATGACTCGTGAAACATTACAGACTAGTCTTATTATTAATAATCGGAAGGATGCGTGTGATGATAAAAATGGGCTTTTTGGTTTTGGTGGTATTGCTGCGTTATTTGGTCTTACATTGGAAGGTGGTGGTAAAGCAACTATGTTGAGCAAGATTAATGGTGAAACTATCAATGAACTTCTACTAGATTTTCCTAGTATTATAAGAAATAATAATATTACATATATAGCACATGAGGTATCGGTAAGCATGAACATTATGTGGAATAATTATGCGGTAAATAAAAATCATGGTACTCTTATAATTTTAGAATGTAATCCTTTGCTTGTGTCTAATATGATAGAACAACTACCTTTAGAGAATCTTGGTAGAACTTATTATGCATATATTGATAAAAATATTAAGCTTACACTTATGGTTAATGGTAAACTACTTACAGAAATTGCTTCTAATAATGTAATTGATGGTAACAATGCTACATATACAAAGAAACATGAAATTAATGTATGGAAAAAGGAACAAGATGTGATTGCTGAATTTAAAAATGGAAACGGTACAAAAGTTCACTTTGACTTAGAAGAAAAAAAGGCTAAACCAACAAATAATCTTTATGCAAATGGATATAGAGAGATTGGTAAAATTAGTTATACAAACAGTGTTAAGTTTAATCTTATTGATAAAACAACAAATTGGCCAATATATGATGGTGGATACTATTTAAAGCGCAATAAGAAAGTAATTAATAAAATTGAAATTCCGTATCCTACTTCCGGCGATTATGCTTATAAAGATCTTCGAGCATCATCTAAGCATTTGGTTGAATTTACTACTAATCTTGATCCGCTATTTGGTATTCAAGTTAACAAGTCAAAGATTGATAAGAATCTTATCAACACGGTTATTTTTAAAACTCTTGAGCATTTGGCAATGGATTTTTGTAAAAAATATTGGGATAGAATTAAACAACCAATAATGCCAAGACCAGTAACACCAACAGTACCAGTAACACCAGTAACACCAGTAACACCAAGACCAGCAGCACCAGTAACACCAAGACCAGCCGCACATGTAACACCAAGACCAGCAGCACAAGTAACACCAGTAACACCAGTAACACCAGTAACGCCAGTAACACCAAGTCCAGTAACACAAGTAACACCAGTAACACCAGTAACACCAGCAGCACAAGTAACACCAGTAACACCAAAGAAAGGTGATGAGCTTGAAGATCTTCAAGTGAAAATGGCAATTTTGGCTACAACACCAAAACCTCCAACATTTACATTTCCGCAACCAAATCCAGTACCATTACCGCAACCAATATTGCAACAATTGCCCAGTATTGAACAATTAATTGAAGCCAGTGAAAATCATACTAATTATTTAAAAAAGTTAAAAAATATTGAAACTCTAAAAAATAGTAAAACACTACAAATTTATACTCTACAATGTGAAGTTAAAATTAATTAGGTTTAAAAGTTTACTGGCAAATCACAAGTTACAAAAGTAGCCTCTCCTTGCGCATTCCATGAAATAACCAATACAATAACCTCTACGCCTTTTGCAACTGCATCATTAAAAGCACTTTTGTAAATTGGATCTAATAGTGATGCTTGAAAACTAGAAACATCAGTTCGTTGAACTACAAAACAAATAATAGGTCTAAAAATTTTTGAATGAGTAATTTCCGCCAATTCATTAATATGTTTTAGTGCGCGTTCGCTAACAACTGCACCTTTTTTTTTTCTATAACCATCGGGAAAATATGAGATTTTTTTATTAATAGGAATGTTTAAAAAGTCTCCGTGCTTTATCATTTTATTGCGATATGTGCTAGAAACATCCGCATAATCAGCAAGCGGTACATTTTTAACTTCTAAGACAAAATAGTTGCCGTCTTCATCAATTCCAGCAAAATCAAATCGCGAATTAAGTAAACAAACTTCGCGTTTATAGGTCTTAATGTGCCTTAATGTTTTTAAGTAATTTTGCGTTAATGCATTTTCCACTAACGTTTCAGCTAATTTTGGGTCTATTCCAATAAGTTGCTTATTACTAATATGTTGATTAGCAATGACTTTTTCTTCACAAAAATTAGCCAAATAAATTTTATAAGAACAAACTTTAGATTTGCTTTGTACACAATTTGACTTCATGGGCGAAGCATAAACATAACAATCTTTTTCACATAGTCCACAGCAACCAAGTGAAGCACAATGTGCTTGAACGATTGTTCCATCTTCAAGTTGTATATCGGCAACATATGGAGTTTTGCATACTTTAGATGGTCTTGATACAATTTTAACCAATGTTAAATCGTTTAACTTATGAAGCATGTTACTGTTTATTTAATATTATTAATATTAAATAAAGTTAATCAATTTTTATTAACATATATAAATTTATAAAAAAAGTTATATATATAAAATGGCCAAAACAGATTTTCCTAAACTCAAATCTATAAGTGATCTTTTTAATTTTACAAACCCATTATATTCTCTAGTATTTTTATTACTAATAATAGCTATAATAAACCTGTTTTCGCGATGGATATTTTATACTTCGCTACTATCTAACTATTCGAAGCGCGACCATTCACATAACTAGTTAAAGCTTCAAGTGTTCGTTCTCCATTATATTCATCTATTTTAGCATTGTTTTCATCTAATAGTAAAATTGTTGGGAAGCCAGAAATAGCATAAGTGTTTATTTGCTCTCGTACTTGTGCTTGTTCGAATTTATAAGTTTTAACACTGCTAGAATTTGCCGAACAAAATTTATCCCATATTGGAGTAAAATTCTTACAATGACCACATCCATCCATATAAAAATATACTAATTTAGTTGACTTGTCAGATGTCATAGCACTAGGACTAGAACCACTACTAAATAGGTCAAAGCCTTCTTTAAATACTATATTAGATGGTAAAACATAGTTACCAATAAAATATAGTAACACTAAAACAATTGCTAAATATAAAAAGGTTTGCATTGGTTTTTTTAATGTAAACTGTTTTATAAGTTTTAAATTCAAAAGATTAATTCTAAACATTTTATAATATATAGAATTATTATTTTATAGATAGTTTTTGTATTTTTTAGCTTTTGTATTTTTTGCTTTTATATTTTTTGCTTTTGTATTTTTTGCTTTTGTATTTTTTGCTTTTATATTTTTTGCTTTTATATTTTTTGCTTTTATATTTTTTGCTTTTATATTTTTTGCTTTTGTATTTTTTGCTTTTATATTTTTTGCTTTTGTATTTTTTGCTTTTATATTTTTTGCTTTTATATTTTTTTCCTCCTTTTTTTACAGTATCGGCATTTGGAGTATTTTGAGTATTTTGAGTATTTGGACTAGTTGCAGGATCTGTAGTATTAGTCATAGTATTTCTATTTATATTAATAAATTTATCATAAAAAAATTTGTCAGGAAGTCCAAGTGTTCCATACATTATTTTTGAAAATATATTATCCATAATAGTAGCATTTGACAAGCATTCATCGCCAATATAGCGCCGCATAAGTGATGGTTTTTTTTTAGAACCATCTGATTTATATGTTCTAAAAATGACTACAATATTATAAACGTTGTTTTTTAAACGTTTATCGCTTGATTCATCAATGTAAAAAAAATCATTATTTGAAAAATCTGTATTAAATCTTGTTAAATGTTGTTTTAAAATTGTCTTTATTGACGCATCTTTTCTTGAATTGTCATACTTATCGTATTTTTTATTTGCCATAATACTGTGATATTTAATCTGATTTGTATTTGTATGATATACAATATACGTGTCATCTACAAGATTTTTGTTAATCAAAATATTATTATCAAATAATTTAAATTTTTCACGGAGCAAATACATAATATTTTCTGTCACTATCCGATTTTGTTTTTTTTTCTCTTCTTTTTCTAGCTCTGCTTTTTTTTGCTTTTCTTTTTTTTTCTCTTCTTCTTTTTTTTTCTCTTCTTCTTTTTTTTTCTCTTTTTCTTTTTTTTTCTCTTCTTTTTTTTTTTTCTCTTCTTGTGTTAGCCCTTCTTCTTCTT